CAGATCTGGCCGGTGCTCCTGCCGTTCCTGACCCAGCACTACCCATGGATCGTGCCCGTCACCGCGGTCCTGTTTCCCATCGCCGCCGTCTTCCGGGGCCTGTCGCTCCTGCTCGGAAGCTACCGCTCGGTGCAGCAGACCGAACACGCCCGCGACGAGGACCGCTACCGCGCCATCATCGAGCAGCGTGACGCCGCCCTGCGCGATCCCGCCAGCGAGCGCGCCCGGCCGTCTGATGATCCTACGCTTGACGATCCTGTGGGGCGCCTTGGAGGTGTTCCTGACCCTTGCGGCGCTGACCGCACAAAAATGATTCTACGCCCCATCCTGCCTCCCGCAGCGCGTTCATCCGCGGCGGCGGGACTTAATGAACGCAGATACTTTCAACGGAAACATGCAGGCGATCGAGGCGGATATTCTCCCGCATCGAGGATGCGCCTGCAGTCACGTCTCCGCTCCCGTCCGGACGACCTGCTGTGTCGCAGACATGTAGGCGTGGCAGATCCGAGCGCATTTTAAGCGTCAGATGGATCTATACCATCACGCTTCGTCCACATACTTGCCGCACCTACCAGTCCGCGGCCAACCGCATCGACATGCGAGTCAGGTGCAAGTCCAGATGCAGATGGAACAACTTCATGATGGGCATCAAAAAACGAACACGCATCTCGAATGCAAGGGATCCGGGATGCTGCATGCCGGGCTCGATGTCAGCTTGAGGATGACGATGCACGGACCGGCATACGCGTTCCCCTCATCTGTCGGCCTACCCTCGCCCGTCCTGACTGGCCGCTGCAGCACATGGCGACAACACGAGTACGAGCGAAAATCTTGCCCAGTCAGCGCACAACCGGCCCGGTAAGCTCTCGGCTTATTCTGCTCTGATTTGTCGGGATAAACGGAACGCGGCACCCAAGAAATTGTTGATTTCTACCAATTTCTTGGAGCGGGCGATGGGATTCGAACCCACGACCCCAACCTTGGCAAGGTTGTTGATATCCGAAGTTTATCCTAGACTTATCAGCGTGTTAAACACTGCTGCTTTCCCTTATGCCCAGCGTGTGCCCATTTGCTTCAAGACAGACGCGCGATCGACTCGGCCATGTGATCAGCGCTGACGGCCGCATACCGCTGAACCATTTTCGGGCTTTGCCATCCCCCCAGGCGCATCAGCGTGATCAGATCGCACCCGGTCATGACCATCCAGCTCGCCCAGTGATGCCGCCAAGAATGAGGGCTGAATCCTACGATCTCCGCACGGCGACATGCAGTCGTGTGAGCTTTGGCGATCGGGTTGCCGCCCACCTGCTCCTCGGCCGTGTCCGTATAAGGGCGCCCATATCGATTGAGGAACACCCTGCCCTCCCGGGGCCTGATCTGCGCCTTCCATAGCCCAATGATCGCGGCGTGAACGCGCGGATGCAGAGGCACGGATCTCTGCCGCCCGCTCTTACTCTTGGCGACGAACAGCGATTTGCGCTCCAGATCGACATGTCGCCAATCGAGTCGCAGGGCCTCAGCCGACCGCAAGCCTTGGAAACAGAGTGTCAGCGCGATCGGCTGGACATGAGGGGCGTATGCTTCGAGTAGCCGCTCCTGCTCGTCTTTGCGCAGCCAGACGACGCCCTCCATCGTCTCTTGCTTCACAACTGACAGCGTTGGCGCGATCAGAGCCTGGGATTTCGCGCCAGCGTTGATCGCTGCTTGGAGGATGGCCCTCCAACGGGCCCGGGTGGCCGGCGCCATCTTTGCGCCTCTGGTGCCGAGCCAGTTCTGCCAGGCGCGTTCGGCATGCGCGAGCGAGTAGTGGCCGATGCGCTGCGTGAAGTCGATCAGCCGCTCAATGTCGTATGAGGCGGGAGACGCGCGCTCGATATAGACGGTGGCAGCATCAGCAATTGTAATGCGCTCAAGGCCGATGCTTGGTCCGTCTAGGCGCTCACTACGGATCCCCGCTTCTTCCGCTGCGCCAACAGCCTCCGCATCTGAGCGACTGCGGCATCCGGTGTTGTGCTCCGAGACCGCGATGACCTCGCGACCGACGCGGACGGTGCCCCTGACGTACCAGAACTCGCCACGCTTGCGGTAGGATAGGGACAACGAAGTGCTCTCTGAATATGTTCGACGTCGTGTCGATTGAAATAGATCGTGCGCCCAATGCGAATACAGGCAAGCCCCGGGACCGTCGGGAGATAGCGTCGAAGCGTCCGCTCAGACCTACCCAAAGATGCAGCCAGTTCCGCGCGAGATATCAGTTCACCCATGGCGCTCTCCCGTCTCCTGCGGCGGGATGCACGGGCCGACGTATGTCATGCCGGCTCGCGCGACCTCCGATGCCGGCTCCGTATCGGTGGCCCAACCGCACACGTGCCAATATCCATAAGCCCATTTCGCTGGCGCAAAATCCCCAAGGCTGTCTTGCAGCCAATGGTATGAGCCGTTCTGCGCGTCCTCCGGCGGTCTGCACTCAAGAGCCCCATGCTTCGTCACCGCGAGCGTGTCATGTTCATCGTTTGCCATCTTACTTCCCACTGCTCCCAAATCCGCCAACGCCCCGCGTCGTCTCGTCCAGTTCATCCACTTCAACCATCACACACTCCGGCACCGGCAGGATGAGCGCCTGGGCGATGCGCTCGCCGCCCCGGAACTCGCGCGGCTCCTCGCTGCTGTTGCGGATGATCACGCCGATCTCGCCGCGGTAGGGCGCGTCCACGATGCCGCCGAGGATCTGGATGCCCTTGGATGCCAGACCCGACCGGCCTTCCATCTTCATCATCCAGCCATCAGGGATCGCGAGCGCAATGCCGAGGCGAAACGTGTGGCGCTGCCCGGCTCCGAGCGACACGTCTGCGTGGTCCTTCGGCAGATACAGGTCGAATGCCGCATCCGTCGCGTGCGCCTTGGCCGGCAGGATCGCGTCAGGGCACAGTTTCTTCGTGGGGATGTTCATGGCGTGGCGTCCCGATTTTCTTCCTGCGGAGCGAACAGATCAGTTGCGCGCTTATAGATTGCCTTGATGGTCGTCCAAGAGACCGGCACGCGCTGCCAGACCGTGCCGGATCCTCCGCACTGCTCGCACGTGCTTTCGCCTTCGCAATGCGGCGATGCGGGGCCGAGACCATCGCCCTCGCATTCCGAGCAGGTGATTTCGACCCGCTCGCTGAACTCGCCGATCATTGCGCCCTTGGCGGCGTTCGAGAACGCCTCATAGTCCGGCATCAGGATCGTCTTCATGGCGTGTCTCCACGGGCGCGGATGGCGGAACGGACCCGATCGAGCGCACCTTCGCATTCGGTCGTGATATCGCTGTGGATGAAGTCGCAGCGTTCGCCGTCCTCGCTCTGGAGCGTTACCCATCGACCATTGCGAGCTCGGTATTGGCTAGAATGCCCATCTACGACGCTCGCAAGTGCTGCCTCCGCGACACGCAACGCCTCCCGCTCAGCCTTCACCGCCTCCGCGATCTTCGCTTCGATCTGCTCGGGGGTAAGGACAGCGCCATAGTATTCACCATCTGTGATGTCGTCTGGGACCATCCAGCGATTTTTGCTGTCCGTCCATATTCTCTCAACTGGGCACCACCGCTGCCGTGTCACGCCGCAGTCAAGATCATAAAAACAATGCCACCCATCGACCTTGTCCAGAGGCGCAGGCGGCCGTCCGTTCCATACTTCGGTCATGGCGTGGGCTCCGCGGTGGCGGATATGGCGGCGTCGATCGCAGCGCTGGGCGTTTCCCCGCACCCGAGCAAATCGTCCGGTCTCTGAAAGACGCCCCATCTATGGCGAAGGGAGAAGCTAAGGCTCACCGTCGTGTGCTTTCTCATCCACCCCAGCCGTTCCGCATCGGTGCGTCCGCCCTCATCCAGACGATACGTACGGCCGAGATGCTCGATCGTCTCGGGCAGCGTGGCGGGAGATAGGTCGGATGGGTGAAACAACCAGTCGTTTATTCTAACAAGGCATTCCTCCCCCTCGATCACTTCCTGAACGTAGAAGCACTCCCCAACCATCAGAGAAGCTTCAGGGCAAGCTGAATGAAACAGTTCGTCCGCGACCTTCACCAGATCGCCGGGCTGCGGGGGCCAACGGTGCTCGGTCATATTACCCTCTCCCATCGCTTCGTCTCCCGCACGTAGCGGGCCAGATTGGCGCGTTTCAGGCGCTGCAGTGTGTCGTGTGCCCACAGATCAGGACGGCAACGAGCGCCGTTCCAAATGAAGAGCCCCTCTACTTCCGCTCGACTAGCTGGCAGCGCTGCCAGTACCATCGCGTCGTCGCGGGGGGATTGGTCGGCGGTCATATGCCAATGCTTCGCATGGTGGCGTCATGCTTTCGCAAAATGGATTGTTGCGCGCGCTGCATTTGCACGATCATCTTGTCGGAAACCCTCTTCGCCTCTGGCGTCGAAAGGTTGTTGCTTTCGAGCAGGGAAATGATGCAGCCCAATATCCGAATATCGGAAGATGCGTGCGCTGCGCTTCTCGCATTCTCGTCAGACATCCCGCTTCTCCGGTGCTGCGGCGAGGGCGGCGCGGTCGATGCGCTCAATCTCCGCGAGGATCAGTGCAGCCGCTTTGATCAGGTCGCGTCTCGGCGTGGTCGGCTTCCACCATGTGCGGTCCCATGGCCACAAGACTGGCGGCACGCCACCGAGAATATTTGCCTCTGACGGCGTTGCACTCGCAGAGTAGGCATAGGCGGAAGCTGCGGAGGCCAACTCGCCGAGTGAATACTGATCGTCGTGCGCCTCGGTCCAGCCTTCCGCCATTTTCTGGCGCTCGCGTTCAGCGCGGACGTCGGACCATGCCGCCAGTTCCGCCTCACGGGCGACGGGCGGGTGCTTTCTGCGGCACTTCGCGCAAGAGCGCTTTGGGTCTCGGACGCCTGTAATTGTTAAGCACCACTCGCAGCCTGGCCTACCTGTCAGTGCATCCACCGGCTCCGCACCCGCGCGCAGTTCGGCGAGGGCTTCGGCACGACCACGGGCTTTGGCTTCGCGGATAAAGGATGTGATGACTGAGTCATACAGTTCAGCCGCGAGTTCTCCGCATTCTTCCACTCCAATATCTACAGTTCCACCCTCGTACGTAAGCGCGTCAATTAGAGGGTATCCAATGGGATCGTTATCTTCCTCTTTTGTGTAAAGAAGACGGTAGCTCCTCATAATGTCGACCATCTTCTCAATCTGCTCATCCCGCGTCCTCGGCGGATTCGTCTGGTCGGTCATCGCACAATCTCCAGCCCGCGCACGGAGCGCGGCGTCGTGAGCTGCTGCGTTGCACGGGTGGCGCGCAGCACTCGCAATTTCTCATTCAGCCGCGCGATCTCTTCCTCGTGGATCAGCGCGTCACCGATGTCGCCATTGCGGCGATCCAGGACGGCGCGGCCGCGGTGGAACGCGATCTGGCGCAGAAGGTCGGGTTCGGTGGGAGGCGTCATGCGGGAATTTCTTCCACATCGACCGCCGCCTGCTGCGCGCGCTCCTGCTCGATCTCGTTCGCGATCTCCGCCTCGCGATCCTGGATCGTCTGGAAGACCTTCTCCTGCACGTCCTCCGCGATCGGTCGGCCGGCGTCGGATGCCTTCGCAATGGTTTCGATCCACTGACGACGCAGGCCGCCGATATGGACTTCCGTTGTGCAGCGCTCGGCTTTTGCCCCAATCAGGCGCACGTAGTCGGTCGGCCGTTCCGTGCGGCGCGGCTGCTCAGGCGCGGGCGTGTGCTCGATCGTGGCGGTTTCCGCGAACGATTTTCCATTCATCTCGTCTTCGGTATTCGTCCCTCCTGTCTGTTCAGGGAATGCCATCCGAAGTGCCTGGGCCTCGGCGCATTTTGCCAACTGTCCGTACGCCCGCTTTTTCCACATCACATTTGGGGCGTCGCTGTCGCGCTTGGCAGTTGCATAGTTCTCAAGCCAGAATTCTTTGGCCGTAAACTTGCAGACGCGGCCGTGAACCATTCGCTCGACAGTCATTCGGCACCACTGCGGAAATGTCACAGAGACACCGCCCAGAGTAAGCGTCTGATCCGGACCAAATTCGGGCTCCGATTTTCCCACGTAGTCGCCCGTACGAGCTGCCTCGATACGGTAGAGCGCGATCCCGGGCATGACCGTGTCGATCATCCCGCCAGCGGCCTTGCTCCAGATCGGCACGATATGGACTGGCTTTTTCATCGGATCGAGGCCGGCTGCTTTGCAGTAACCAAGAACCATAGCGACGCTCTCATCCGATGCGCCGGGATAGAAGCTGTTTTTAAGAGCAGTCATGACATCCCGCTCGGAGACAGTGGCGCTCGTTGATGGCCGTGCGGTCGCGACTACATTGTTCATGGCTTGCGCCCCTTGATCTGGATGTGTCCCGGTCCGCCATTGCTCAGCGTCGCCCCGGGCAGTGTCGCCCCGTTGCGCAGGCGCTTCGCCAGCTCGGTCCGGTTAAGTTTGTCGGGTTGCGGCTCGAACAGTTCGGGCGCTGCTGCCTGAAGGGCCGCAAGATCGGTGACGGTGGCCGCCGGGCGCGGTGAGACACGCACAACCTCGTATGCGCCAGCCTCGAAGCCCGTGACGCCGCTCTCGGCCATGCTGTCGCGGACAAGCTCACGCAGGGCCGCCTCAGCTTCGCTTGCAGCGCCCTTGAGCGCATCCAGCGCTATCACCGCTTCGATAGCCGGCACGTCCGGGTCGCTTGCCTCGCGCATGGCCTTGAGAGCCGCCACGTAAGCGTCGGACGCGGGCTTGATCGCCTGCGCGTGCAGTTCGTTCATCCGGGTGAGGACGGCGCTCATACCGCCCTCCCGCCATCCGGGGACCACACACCGTCGCGCTGCACAGGCGGCAGCGGAAAAGCGACGCTCTCCACGTAGTCCGCCATGCGGTCGATCATGTCCGCGGTGCCGTTCCAGTAGGAAACCGCGCCGGGGTTTTTCGTGCCGAAGGTGCTTGCCGTGCGCCGCGCGTTATCTGCGTTGCGCCTCATGCGACGCAGCTTCTCAGTCGTCTCCGCGTTGAACCGGGGCATCACGACCCACCTCCATCACGGCGCTGGAGCCAGAAGCCCGCGAGCAGCCACGCCACGCCGAAGAGGTTCACGAGCAGTGACAGGACCAGACAGGTCGGACAAGTCGGGGGCCAGATCACCGCACACCGGCCCGGGCGCGCTCGGCGTCCCATTCCCAGATGCGTGCTTCTTCGACCTTGAGCGCGGCAAGATCGGCTTCCATCACGTCGATAGAGTCGTTGACTGGATCAAACGACTGTTCGAGAAGCGTGAAATCCCGAAGCGCCTGATACTTGTCCTCATGCTGGACAGCATCACGCATTGCCTTGGCCGCATTGACCAATGCTTCGAGCAGAAGCCTGTTTTTCTCGAATGCCTTCAGCCGCTCATCGGCTTCATTGGACAGATCCGGCGCACTCAGTGCGTCGATGTCGCTCAAGAGACAGCCGGGCGGTAGATTACCGTCACCCATCGCACCCTCCATTATCGAAAACTCTGCCGGGGAATCCGGCCATTTCTCCCGCGCGGCACTGCGGCGCGAGAGCGTATGGCGGGATCAGTCGGTTATCTTCGTATAAGTGAATGACCCGCTTACTTTATCGCCAGTTAAGAACGGACCGCGTTTTCCGAATGTCCCAACACCAAGCGCGTCGATGATGTCCTGCCCTGTGACCGGACCTTCATATTTTCCTCGAAAAACCATGGTTGACCCTGAACTTGAGTCGTAATCGTAATCGAATATCCGCCTGCCATTTCCGAGGTCTTTAGACGGTTTGCGGCAATACGACTCGAATACCCCTGCGCCAACGTGGCGATATGATAAATCTGAATTCGGTAGCACTTCCGATTCCGGCTCTTGCTCTCCGCATGCGTCACAGACCAAGAAAGACGACGTGCATCGACCGCAAGGTGCATTGATGTGGCAGCTGCATCCACCTTTTGGATAGCTAATGACCACAGTCCCACCGCATCCACTACATGGGCAATTTTCGCCCTCTTCCCATTCACTCATATCGCACCTCATGATTTGCCGGACCAACCCGGCGGCAGGGCGGCACGCGCACGCGCCGTCCCGTCGCGGGGTCAGGCGGCTTCAGTCACGCGCGCTTTTCGAGTGGAAGAGACCTTGGGCTCCGAAGCCGATACATCCTTCTGAGCCCAGGCAGGCATCTTCGGGCCGCGGAGTTCGCATCTCACAGGCATCACGACCCCGACGAAGTCGTCCTGATCGGCGATATCAACCAAAACGGGCGCCATCTGGTCGCGCGCCCACAGCCCCATCGCGGGCATGGCATTGCCGCGAAAGGTCGCCACCTTGGTGAAGCGATCCATATATCGCGCCTGAATTGCCGGCGTGCCGGACCGCTCACCAATCTCCGGGATCACGGAGATGTAGTTCGGAAACGTTCCGTCGATTATTTCGACGATCCCGGACCAAGCCTCAGCGAGCGATACAACATTGCTGAGTTCCGCCGTCAGAACGTCCGCAAGGTGTTCCTCGTCCGACAGGACATGCCGAAAAATATACCCACGACGGCGAGACCGTGCGCCTTCGTCGGTGATAACAAGCCAATGGCTCTTGCTGTCAGCTCGTTTGCTCTGGATCACCTGCAGTGCCGCCTTCGGGAGGGCGATAATCTGAGGCTCGACCGCCATGCCAACATCTTCGCGCAGGACGGCCATCGTATGGCCGTCTGTCGCCGCCACGTTGATGCCGCCTGCGTGCTGATGAACATAGACGCCGTTCAGGTAGTATCGGGTCTCTTTCTTGCCCTGGAACAGGCTGGCCAGATACATCCGATCCGCCCGGACAATCGTCGTGATCTTCATCCCATCTCTCCTGCTGCGCCGGCGTCGGCCGGGCGGGGTTGATGGGGAGACCTTAGCGATTAACGCTAATATCCGTCAACTAGCGTTTAGCGTTTTTCGCTAACTATTTTCGTGACAATGCCTCACCCATCGCAAGCCATGCCTCTATGGCCTTTGGGTCTGACTGCGAGAGAATGGTGTAGGCCCTCTTTAGGCGCTCCGGCGTCTCATTATCAGTCGGCGCGAACAGAAGCCTATCAGCAGATACGCCATAAACTCTCGCCAAAAGCTCCAAATCCTGCACCCGCACGCCGGTTTCCCCTGACTCCCACTTGGCAATCGTAGCCTGATCGACTGGCTCTATGTTGCTAAGTGTTGCCATTTTGTTCACAACATCAGGCCGTGACAAGCCTAAAGTTTCTCTCCAAGCACGGAGGAACTGCGGCGGAACGTTCGGGGATCTCTTTTTCTTAGGCATCTTGCGATCTTGGCGAAAAGGCATCGCGGGTCCGATCCTTAGAATAGCGAAATCCGCTTGACAGCGCCTTAGCTATAATGGCTAATGCACTCATGCTTATTCGAGACGCCAGACGGCTGAACGGCAAGTCGCTTCAAGAGGTCTCTTCTGAAGCGGGTGTCCATTTTACGACATGGGCCAAATGGGAGCGAGGCAGGGTGCCAGCAGTGCGGGTGCTTGATGTCGAGCGCATCACCGGCATCCCCCGCGAGGAACTGCGCCCGGACCTGTTCGCGCGCCCCAACCCGGAGGCCGCGAATGTCTGAGAGCACAAACGAGACAGCCTTTTGCGATGTCGAAAAAGGGGAAGACATGACTGCCTTCGCCCAGATGCAAAAGTTTGCCATCGAGTTCGGCGGCTATATTCTCACGCAAGACGCAAAGACATTCGTTCTGCCGCTGTCTCGTAATAGTCGTGAGCAAGCTGAAAAACGACTCTCTGAGCTAATTTCTCAATACAGAGGCGATCGTTTTCAAGCAGGGCAATTTCCGGAACCTGAACTCGAAGCTCTCCTAACATTGGAAGCGGCGACCCGGATACGGAAAGAGATAGCGAAATTTCAACGCAACCTTCTTTCCGGCCTTCGTATTCACGACATACGCTCAGAAGTTTTAGCGTCATGGCTGGCTGAGATTGAGACATCGAATTCATTCTCTGTTGCGGCAGATGGTGATAGCGGAGACTCGGGTGCCACCGATCCCCGCGCAACAAATAAGCATGGCAACCAGTTCTGGGGCGATGATTACTTTCCGCCAAAGGCAGGTGAACTGTGACCGACGTCACGATCAACCAGGCACGTTTTCTGCGGCGATACATCACATTGGCAGAACTCCCGGTCCCTGAAGTTGGTCCGCTGGCGGCTATCTCAATTCGTGCTGACTGGCTCGAAGTCACGGATGAAAAGACCATGGCATTACGCATCACCCAACAAGGACGTGCGGCGTTTTGGCGTGGCGTTCGCCTGCACGGTCGCGATGCAGTCATGAGGTCTGCTGCATACGAAGTGGGGACTTCGCCCGGGGGAGACCTCGCATGACCGACCTCATCCTCATCGCCGCATACGTCATCGCGTCCGGCCCGCTGTCATTCCTGATCGCAGACGCGATCCGCGTGATGGGGCGCTCCTGATGGCCGGCTCGTTTTCCCAAACGATCATCCTCGGCAATGTCGGGAAGGATCCGGAAATTCGCACGACGCAGGGCGGCATGAAGATTGCCAACCTGACGGTGGCCACCGCGGAGACGTGGACCGACAAAGGGTCTGGCGAGCGCAAGGAGCGCACCGAATGGCATCGCGTATCCTGCATGAACGAAGCGCTGTCCGGAATTATCGAGCGTTTCGTGCGCAAGGGATCCAAAGTTCAGATTATCGGGCAGAACCAGACCCGAAAGTGGACTGACCAGTCCGGCGTTGAACGCTACACCACTGAGATCGTGATTGGTCGTTTCAACGGCGGGATCACGCTTTGTGGCGATCGCCAGTCGTCGGATGCTGCGCCGCAGCAGAGCCGCGGCTCCGACGCGCAGTCGCGCCCCATGGGCTCTGGCGGGTCGATGTCGGACCGCTGGTCGCCCGAGGGCATGGATGACGAAATTCCATTTAGCCCCTGCTTCGACTGACCCATGCCCTACAGGCACCCCAACGCCTCCGCGACGCGCTCCACGAGCAGTTCCCGCTGCTCGAAGGTCGCGCACGGATGCAACGTGGCCCACAGTCTCGCCTGCAAAGCGATGCTGTCGGCCAGGTGCGGGGTGTCCGGGCGCAGTGTGTGGCCCGGCAGCGGGCCGTCATATGTGTGCCTGATCTCGTATACCGGCGCCTCCATCGCTGCTCCCTCTCCTCTGTGTTCGTCGCTGAACCAGAATGGAGCGGAACGATGGGAAATGATCGGCGAGATCAACACAGTTTTCAGAGATTCACTGACCGAAAGTTTCCGGAAATGAGCGCCGTTGCGATCAGCAGCGCTCGTGATCGGCTGCTCGATGCCATCAAGCGCGAGTTCATGCCGCTCCGTTTCGCGTCGGAGATGTTGGCCCGCGCGTCCGAAAAGACGCCGCGCGCCGCCCAGAACTGGCTTGCAGGAAAGAATGCGCCCGATGCCGAGGCGCTGATCAACCTGATGGCCGCCTGCAACTCGATCGCCGACGAGGTGAACGCCCTCGTGGCCGAGCGCAAAGCCGCTCGTGAAAGGCAAGCATGCCCTGGATCAGACTGACCATATGCCGGTTCGGCTTCGGCCGAGACGCCGGGCCGCCACCGTCGTGCCGCGTGACGTGGCTGCGCGTGTCGTGGCTGCCAGCCGATGTCAAAATCGCAATCGACAGAATGGAGCGCGCCATTCGGGCTGCTCGTGCGGAGTGGCGGCGGTGAACGCCCTGCCGATCGCATCGATGCGATCAGCCCTCGCGGATGCGGTCGAACTCGCGGGCGGCCAGCGCGCCTGGTCCGCGAAGACGGGCATCCATCAGTCCATCATTTCCGAAACGATCAACGGAAAGCGCGAAGTATCCGAGCCGATCATCAACGCGCTTGGATACGCCGTGCAGACCGTTTGCATCCCGATGCGGGGACAGAATGCCTATGCGGGGGCGCTGAAATGACATGCGTGTCTTCTACAACGAGTGGGACGAACCCACAGCCGCATGGCTACGAGAACTCGGCGCCAGACATCATCTGCCCGCCGGGCACGTCGATACCCGGTCAATTCGAGATGTTCGACCGGACGACGTGCGAGAGTTCGACCAGGCGCACTGGTTCGCAGGTATCGGGGGCTGGCCGCTCGCACTCAAGTTGGCCGGACACGAACGCTTGTCCTGCTGGACAGGATCACCCCCATGCCAGCCGTTCAGCATTGCTGGGCAGCAGCGCGGAAGCGACGACGAGCGGCACCTCGCTCCCGCATGGCTCGACCTCATCCGAGAGTGCCGTCCTGTCTGGATTTTTGGCGAGCAGGTTGCGGACGCAATCCGCGTCGGTTGGCTCGACGATCTATTCGATGCGCTGGAAGGCTGCGGCTACGCCTGCGGGGCGGCCGTATTGCCAGCTTGTAGCGTCGGCGCGCCGCACATCCGGAAGCGATTGTTCTTCGGAGCGGTCCGGCTGGCCCACGACGGCGGCGCGGGACTGGCGGTCGGAGAGCGCTTCCCCAGAGTTTCTCTCGCGGCATATGGCGCACCCGCGAGGCAAGACGCTGCCTATGGTAGCAACGCAGCTTTCGGGCTGGCCGACACCGTGTCAGCAGGACGGCCCGAATGGCGGCCCCAGCCAAGGAGTCGACAGGCTGCCGGGCGCGGCGGCCGTGGGGGCCTGGACCACGGAGAATGGGCCGGTGCGCATCGCGGCGGATGGTCAGGTGCTGATTGGATCGGATGCCGAGATGGCAAGTTCAGGCCAGTTGAACCCGGCTCACAGCCGCTGGCTCATGGGATACCCGCCCGAGTGGGACGACTGCGCGGTTACGGCAATGCCATCGTCCCGCAGGTCGCTGCGGCTTTCATCAAAGAATTCATCGGCGCAGTCGAGCAAGCGCTCCTGTTCCCACAAGGAAATTGAGCATGTCTGACGAAATGACCGGCCACAACTCAGGCGGCATCGCGGCCGATCGCCTGTGCTCCATCGTGGAGCGCATCGAGCGCCTGGAAGAAGAGCGCAAGGCGCTCGGGGGCGACATCAAGGATATCTTCTCCGAGGCGAAATCGGCGGGCTTCGACGTGAAAGTCATCCGCCAGATCGTCCGCATTCGGAAGCAGGAGCCGGCGGAAGTCGAGGAGCAGGAAACGCTGCTCGACATCTACATGCGCGCAATGGGGATGCGCTGATGCTGAGGCGCCTGCTGCGCGAGCGTCGCGCCATGGACGCAACTGCCCTGCTGAACGAGAACGCGCGCCTCAAGGCCGAGAACGCGCGGTTCCTGGATCACGAGCTGGCACACCGGACGCGGATCGCGGCGCTCGAGCGCGCGCTGGCCGATACGCGGGCGCAGCTTCGTGCGGAAGATCGCGTGCGCGACCGCGCCGGGCGGTTCTCATGAGAACGATCGCCTTCACCCTCCCCGAGCCCACGCCGCTGATGAACACGCTGATGCGCTCGCATTTTCGCAAGCGCGCCAAATTGAAGCGCTCTCTCGCGGCGCAGATCATTGCGGCACTCGGACCCGACAGGCCCGCAGAGCCGTTCGAGCGTGCGCACGTCACCATCCGCCGCTTCTCCTGCGGTATGCCGGACTATGACGGCGCCTATGGCGGCGTGAAGGATGTCCTGGACGTGATGACCACGCCCGCCGCACGCGAGGACGGCACGACGCGGAACAAGTTCGGCATCGGCCTGATCCGCGACGACAGCCCGAAGCATATCCGCCTCACGGTCGAGCCGCTGAAGTGCAAGCGCGCCGAGCAGCGCACCGAGATCGAGATTGTCGAGGTGACGGCATGAGCGCGCGGCGGTGGTCGAAATTCTGGTGGCAGGACTGGCAACGTGACCCAGCGTTGCGCATGTGCTCGCTCGCAGCGCGTGGGGCATGGATCGAAATGCTGTGCCTCATGGCTGACGCGGATCCTGTCGGGCATTTGCTTGTCAACGGCCGCTCGCCGTCGCCACGGCAGCTTGGGGCTGTGCTGGGCTGCGGCGAAAAGGAAGCTGCGAAGCTCCTGGGCGAGCTTGCAGATAATGGCGTGTTCAGCCGAACCGACGATGGGGTGATTTATAGTCGCCGAATGGTTCGGGATAAGGCCGTAAGCGACGAAGCATCGGCCAACGGGAAGATGGGAGGAAACCCTCGGCTTAAGAGGGGGGTTAACCCCCACCCCAAGGGTGAGCAAACCGCCCCCCTTATACACCAAGAAGCAGAAGCAGAAGCAGAAGCAGATACCTCACTTCGTTCGGTAGGCGCGGACGACGCGCCGAAACCGAAATCGGTGCGTGCTTCCCGGCTCCCCGCTGACTGGCAACCCGATCCCGAGCAGCGGCAATACGCCCTCGACCATGGCGTTGACCCCGGTCGGGAAGCCGAGAACTTCCGGGAATACTGGCTCGCCAAGGCCGGTCAGAGCGCGACGAAAACCGACTGGGGCCTGACGTGGCGGTCATGGGTTCGCCGATCGGCCGAGCGCGGACCGCAGGGATACCGGCCAGGGTTTGCTCCCAACGCCGACGACCGACGCCGCGCGTCCGACGACGCCTGGGCCAACGTCCAGATCATCCCGGGGACCTGACCGATGCAGATCGCACATCGCCCCCCGAACGCCGTCGCGGCCCCGCTCGCCTACGTCCCGGCATCCGGCGAGGTGAAGGCGCTGCTCGATGCGGCCAGCGAGGGCCTGGCCGTCTGGGCCCGGGACCTGACGCCAAGCCGCGTCGTGGCTCTCCGCGACCAGCTCGCCCGGGTCGAGGCTGCGGCAGCGCCGACGCCGCCCGAGGTCATCGCATCCTGGCTGCACCAGCTCCGGGATTTCGTGAGCAACCCTCCCGCCGATCGCGCGGCGATGAAGGTCGCGGCCATTGCCGAAACCTGCGCGGATATCCCGATCGGGGCATGGACGCCGGCCAGCCGCATGGCTTGGGTCCGGCAGCCGGATCGCAACGGCTACCCGGTCGGATCGCGCTGGCCTGCACCCGGCGAACTCCGCGGCGTGCTGCTGCCATTCGCCGAGAAAATCCGGCGCGAGGCCTCGGGACTGCGCGCGCTTCTCGCCAAGTCCGAGGCGAAGCCCGATTTTGGACGTCGCAAGCCCACGGCCGAGGAACGGGCTGCCGTTGCCGCCCGGGCCGCCGCATTCCGCGACGAGATCAGCGCCCGGGAAGCCGAGGAGCGCGCCGAGCGAGAAATCGCGGCCATGCTGCCCGACGTGTCGCTGCGTGGCGAAGCGATGATTGCCGCGCTTGAAGCAGCGCTGCCGAACATGGCACCGGCGTTACAGGCGGTCGCACAGTCGCAGATCGCGATGCACCGGAAAGCGATCGAGATGGCGGCGGCTTTTACTGGCGAAGTCGCGGAGAAAACGGCGTGATGACTACACAAAACGGTACCAATACCGCGACGGATGCGGTACGATCGCCTATGTCCACGAACGCGCTCGCCATTCGCGACGAACTGCTCCATGTCCCGCATCGGGATCGGCTGCACCTGCACGCCTCGATGATCGCGGCACCCGTCGATTGGGCTGCATCGTGCGCCAGAACGCAGCGCGAGCACGCCCCGGGCACAAATGCGCGCGCGAGAGCCCAGCAGAGCCGCGCTGAGGCCGGTGCGGGGGTGGCGATGGGTGTGACTGCCGGGCGAGGCCATAAAGGCGCTGTGCGGGCTTCTGTGAGCGTCTGTCACGTGAGCCCGGATCCCCAGAATGGAGGAGTTGCGCGATGACCGACACCCGCAAACCCTACGACCCCGCATGGCCGCACGGCTTCGAGACGCGTGACGGCAAAAAGATCGTAGCTCGCTTCTACGGGCCGTTCGGTTTTTATGCGAGGCAGTGGATGCTCGAGGACGATATGATCCTCTTAACGGATGAAAATGGCCGCTGCCCGGTCAGTGACGGGCCGTCCGATGATGACATCTTCTGCACCCCCGCGCCGGTCGAGAAGCCGCTTGAGTGCTGGGTGAACGTATATCCAAGCGGAATGGTCATGCACATGGACAGCCGCAGCAACGCTTTGGATCTCGCGGCTAAAGTTTGCCCCACACGCGTAGCCGTCCACATGCGCGAGGTCACGGACGAACCTGCAGCCAACGAGCCGGGCGCGTTGAGTGCGGAGCAGGTGACCACCTTGCGTGCAGCTTTGTCGGATTTGATAGACGCTGCGGCCGACTGTTCCGACCCGATCGACCCGCAGGCCTTTGAGTTTGCCCGCCGTGCGCTCGCTGAGACAAAGGGGCAGCCATGACCACCCTCACCGCGCCCCAGCGCCGCGCGCTTCTGTGGCTGGCCGAGACGCCGGGGGAGTGGCGTGCGGCAAATGGCGATCCACATCTTCGGTCTTTTAGCTCGGACCTCGTGGAATTTAGCGGAACCATGACCTGCTACGGCTGGGCATCCGTAGCGCGCCTCACCCCCGCAGGCATCCAGGCCGCGAAGGAATTGGCAGCATGACCCAGCGATCGCAGGACCGTCAGCACACCGGAAAGCGTGGTGCCGCGCAGAGGAAGGCGCGACGGGAGGGGTATGCTGCGGCAGCGGAATATCGGGATCGGTTTAACGCTCCCACAGAAACCGCCCTAGCTGATTGCGTGGATGACGCGGGTATTTTCTACCCGAAGAACCCGCGCATTGCTGGCGCCTTCCGTCATGGAGCCCACGATTGGGCGCGCAAACACAAGGGGCTGGCCGATGAGGTGGCGTGACATCCTCAACCCGTGGGGTGCGCTGCGGGAGGCGCGGGCGGAGATCGAGCGTCTGAACAAAGGCTACCACAGCCTAAATGAGAACTGGTTCGACGCTCAAAAAGCCGCTCTGCATGCGGGTGGTGTGGCTCGAAGCGCAATAATCGAGCGCAATGCCCTCCGCGCCGAGCTTGATCTCTGGCGGCCCAAGCAAATGAATGAGGCGCAGTCAGTCACGTCCAGCAGAGCCCAGTGTGTCGCGCCGAAGCGGGATGCGAAGGGGAGGTTCGTGGGGTGAACGATGAATGGAAGATCGCGCTGGCTACATTAGTCGGCGTCGGCGTGATGATATTTTCAATCTGCGCCGGAGTTGCGCTTCTAGGCCTAGCCTTCGGGCACGTTGCGCCATGACCGCCCTGCCCGTCGTTGCGTCGTTCTGGTCGCATCGGGCGGCGGATCGGAAGTGGGGTGTGCGGTGATCGCGTTCCCTGATGTAGACGTGATGCTGTTTCGAGCCATGCCGTTCCCTCTTCCACGCGAGACGGAAAAGCGCTTGGAACGCGCCGCGTTGCGGTGGTTACTCAATGAAAGGGCCGAGTGGTCAGCGGCTATCTTATGCGATGGCATAGATGCTCGCTTGGGGGTCATGTCTCTTTTGAGCCGAGTTCCAGACGCGGTCGAAATGCGTATGGGTGCGCTTGGGATAGAATACCGTCTTACTGATGCGGGGAAAGCTCGAGCTTGGAAGGCTCAATAAAAGCCACTCATCGTCACCGCAGACATACCGTGACAGCCGTTGCGTTTGCGAGGCGATGGGTGTGGTGCGGGGATGATGCGCGATTGTCTGTTCGTGACTTGGGTGTTCGGGATAGGAGCTGAGGTTGTTATCCCTCAGCCTCTTGAAGGCGGGATATTTCAACATGCCGTGCTTGGGTTCGCAGTGGTACTACTTGTTCGCGCGACCGCTAAAGCAGCGAAAATACCGGGCGCATGATGTGGTATTACTGTACTCTCTTTACGACATCGGGTAGAATCATCACTTCCTGACGCAGCTTTTCCCGGAGCACCGAATGCCAGCCACGCCGACACGAAAGCGCCGCGTCGAGTTTCAGCCTCGGGACGAGTTGGGGCCGACTGCGGAGCGACGCCAGCACCAGGATTTTCGCACGACGAATGGCGTGACCCGCGTGGTCACGGGCGTCGAGATCCTGCGCCAGGCGGACGATATTGATGACGATGCTCAGGACGCTGCCTATCGCTGGCTGTGCGAATTCGTCTGGTCGCAGCACGGGTATCTCGAATATCGCAACCCGCGCGATCCTGATGGCCTGAAGAATGACGCGATCTCGTGGAACCTGACACGGGCCAAGGTGGGCAAGCGGATCCAGATGATCAGCGAGAAGCTCGGGCCGCGCGCGCATGTCCGGCTGGAAATGCTTCTGGTGCAGGAGATGTCGTTCTCGCGGATCGGGGCTGCGATCTGGCCAGGGATGCTTCGGCAGAACGCGGCCCAGCGGGCTCAGGCGCAATGCGCTCTCGTGCTTGCCGAGCTCCCGGACGCATATCGTCGCGTTCGGGAGATCGAGCGTCGGGAGGAAGAAGCACGAGCGCAAAAGAAAGTGCTTGTACCTGAACTGCATGCATGAGAAGATTCAGATAGAATAGCCGAACTGCGCAGGTTTCTTGCATCCGATGCCCACCCTCTCGCCAGAACAGAGGATGGGGCGGGCGATGATCGTGCGCATGTTCGAGGATATTGCGGCCACGCACGTCGCCGAGCGCGGGAATGTCTCTTCCAAGGATCGGCGCGAGGCTATTGCTTTCCTGACCGATGAGGGCGGCCCGATGGCCCATTCCCGGCAGGACTGGTGTGATCTGATCGGGCTCGATGCGCGAAAGGTTCGCCGAGCAGCGCTGCGGATCCTTCGTCAGGGCACCACGAAGAAAGAATTGCACAGGTTGATGGATGCCCCGGCATAAGCGACTGAGAGACGGGCTGAACGAGAAGCAGATGCATTTCGTCCAGGAGTATCTCATCAGCTTCAATGCGGCAGAAGCCGCGCGGAACGCTGGGTATAGCAAGCTGTCGGCCAAGAAGATCGGGTTTGAGCTTCTTGAGCGCGAGGACGTGCAGTCCGCCATTCGGGAAGCGATCGAGGCCCGCGCTCGCCGCACCGAAATCACGCAGGACCAGGTGCTACGCGAGTATGCGAAGATCGCGTTTGGAGACATCCGCGACATCTTCGGCGCTAACGGCGAGTTGCTGTTTCCGAGAGATTTCTCGGACGGCGCGGCCGGACGAATTGCCGGGATCGAGGTCATCCTCAAGCGGAATGCGGAGACGCAGGAAGTCGAGCGCGTGGCGAAGGTCACGACCACTGACAAGCTCGGTGCGCTCAATTCGCTCGCCAAGCATCTTGGCATGTTCACAGGTAAGGGCGATGACCAGAAGACGGTAATCGTATTCGGCAAGGATGACGAAGCGCTCTGAATTCCGGCTGACGGATGTTCAGGCGCAGGCAACGAAACTGCTGGGCGGTCCGGCGCGGTCGATCCTGCTCCGCGGCGGTTCCCGGTCCGGCAAGACGTTCTGTCTGATCCGGGCGGTGGTTGTTCGAGCGCTCAAGGCGCCGGGCTCGCGGCACGGAATTTTTCGCCACACGCTTCAATCGCTCAAAAGCTCGGTTGTCAACGACACGTTTCCGAAAGTCATGGAGCTCTGCTTCAAGGGCGTTGCCTACAAGATCGACCGCCAGAACTGGGTTGCGGACTTCGCCAACGGATCGTCCATCATCTTCGGCGGTCTGGACGACAAGCAGCGGACAGAGAAGATCCTCGGTCTGGAATTCGCGACGGTCTACCTGAACGAAGCGAGCCAGATCAGTTACGGCGCGCGGATGATGCTGCTGACGCGTCTGGCGCAGAAGATCGATCGCATCGACGGTCAGCCGCTGCCGATGAAGGAGTATATCGACGCCAACCCGCCGACGACGTCGCACTGGCTATATGCGTTGTTCGAGGCCGGAATCGAGCCGAAATCGGGCGAGCCACTGGCCAATCGCAGCCTCTTTGCGACGATGCAGCTCAACCCGCAGTCGAACGCCCACAATCTTGCGGCCGGGTATCTCGACTCTCTCGAGAGTTTGTCGGAACGCGAGCGGCGTCGGTTCCTGCTAGGCGAATATCAGTCCGCGGTTGAGGGCGCGCTGTGGCGCCTGGAGATGTTTCGCCGGGCTGGCCCGGTGTCGAATACGGATCTCAAGCGCATCGTGGTCGCGGTCGATCCGTCCGGGTGCGCCGGCAAGGAAGACAGGCGCTCGGACGAGATCGGCATTTCCGTCTGCGGCATCGATCATCGGGGCATCGGGCACGTGCTCGAGGACGCCACGCTGCGCGGCGGCCCGGATGAGTGGGCGCGCGCGGCAGTCGCGGCTCATGACCGATGGGGCGCGGACAGGATTATTGCGGAGCGCAACTTCGGTGGCGCGCTGGTCGAGAGCAACATTCGGGCAGCGCGCGCAAACGTGCCGGTCAAGCTGGTCACTGCATCGCGCGGCAAAACGGCACGAGCCGAGCCTGTGGCGGCGCTCTATGAGCAGGGCCGCGTCGTGCATCACGGGCGCTTCGTGGATCTCGAGGACCAGCTGACGCAGTTCAGTGCGGCTGGATACCAGGGCGCGAAGTCGCCTGACCGGGCCGACGCGCTGGTCTGGGCGCTGACCGAACTGATGCTGGAGCAGCAGGTCGCTCCAGCACAGTGGGTGCCGACGAATTTCAATCTTGGTCGCTGAAAGGCCGCTCTGTGGACTGGCTGGAACTCAAGGCGCAGTATCCGGAACCCGCCGGCCAGCCGCCCCGATGCGCCGAGCTGCTCGCATTGCGGCGCGTGCTGGACGGCACGCAGTATGACGATCTGCCCAACCCGTTCTCGCGGGAGAAATCCGGCGCAGGCGAATACATCCCGCTCAGCAAGCGGCGCCCGAGCGTCCGGTCAAACCTGTGCAGCGCTGTCGTCGATGAATCGACGTCTCTGCTTTTCGGCGACACGCATTGGCCCACGATCAAGGCCGACCATTCGAACACGGCGGACGCCCTCGCCTGCTTCGTCAGAGAAAGCGATCTCCCGGCGCTGATGCTGGATGCGGCACGACGTGGTTCGGTCGGATCCGTGGCGCTGCTCGTCGAGACCGTGAAGCGGGTGCTGCGCGTTTCGGTGCTGGACACGGCCTATCTCACGCCGGCCTGGGATGGTGCGACGCGCGAGCTGACCCGTGTCGTCGAGCGATACATGCTGACGGGCCAGCAGCTTGCCGAGGCGGGATTCGAGATCCCGACCGAGCGCATGCAGGTCAAGTTCTGGTGGCGGCGCGAGTGGGACGACCAGGCCGTCACGGTGTATGTGCCGCAACCGGTCGCGGCAGATGCGCCGGAGCCGGTGATCGATGCGACGCGCAGCGTGACGCACGGGCTCGGGTTTGTGCCGATCGTGTGGATCCGGAATCTGGCTCCTGCCTCGCAGGTGGGTGAGCCTGATGGGCCGTGCACGTTCGGCCGCGCGATCGATACCGTGATCGAGGCCGACTATCTGCTGTCGCAGGGCAGTCGCGCGCTCAAATACATGTCCGATCCGGTGCTCGTACTGAAGTCTGGCGGGGCTCCGGGCGGAGCCGCGCACCAGGGCGGTTCGGCATCGGCCCTGAATCTCCCTCCCGAGGGTGATGCGAAGCTGCTTGAGATCAATGGCGCGGCATCCGGCGCGCTTCTCGAGATGTATCGCGAGCTCCGGGCGCTCGTACTTGAGCAGTTGCACGGCAATCGCGCGCATGCGGACAAGCTGAGTGCTGCTCAATCCGGCCGCGCCATGGAGATGATGTGCCAGTCGCTGATCTGGCTCGCGGATCGCTTGCGCCAGTCATATGGGGATGGCGGTCTGCTGCCGTTGCTCAAGATGGCCTGCCGGTTTTCCTCAGCGCTGACCGATGGCGTCCGGATAGGCGGGACCGATCGGAAGTCTCTTGATCCGACCGGGCTTGATCTGCACTGGCCGGACTGGTTCCCGCCGACCACGCCGGAACTGCTGACGCTGGCCCAGGGGCTGGTTACAGCGGTGGACGGCAACATCCTGTCGAACGAGACGGCGGTGCAGATCTATGCGGCACGCGCTGGCGTTCCGGACGGCGCCGGGGAATGGCAGCGTGTCTCGGCGCAGATCCGCGACGCAGAGGCGAAGGCAGCGCAAGCCGCTGCTGCCGCAAAGGCTTCCGATGATCGCAAGGCTGCGATCGTGGGTAACACGCTCTCGCACCAGGTCGAGGCGTAACCGCCGGCCGATGCCGGCACCACCATAACGATGAGGGACTGATGTCCGACGACCCAAACGGTTCGCCCGATGGCGGAGCCGATCCGAATACTGCGCGCGAATTGCAGCGGGCGCGGGCCGACCTGACCGCCTTGCGCTCCGAGCTCAAGGCGATCCGTGGCGAACGCGACGCTGCAGTCACCGAGCGCGACGACGCGATCAAGTCCCGCGACGGCTACAAGGGTCAGATCGAGAAGCAGCGGGCCGAGTTCGAGGGCAAGCTCGCCGATCAGACCAAGGCAGCCGACGAAGCGAAGACCGCCGCAGAGCAGGCGCTTGCAGGCGTGCGGGAAGCCTCCGATCGCGCGGTGATCGAGGCGGAAGCCAAGGCCGCCGCGACGCGACTTGGCGCGCACAATCCGGCTGATGTGGTTCGTCTGCTCGACATGTCGGGCGTGAAGCGCGGTGAGGATGGCGCGATCGCGGGCCTGGACGAGGCTCTGACGGCCGCCAAGGAAGCCCGCGCCTACATGTTCGGCGAAGCACCGAAGCCTGGCGCGATGACGGGCACGACCCAGTCGCCGGCGCCACCGAAGCCCGGTGCTCCACCGAAGGAGACGGTCCGGGAGTTGTCGACTGCGGAATATGAGGCGCGCAAGCGGCAATTTGTCGCGAACCTCTGACGATTTCTACGCCCGGCTGATGCTGGAGCGCTTACCCGCCTGATGGCGATCCCCCGAAACAGCATCAGCAAAAAAGAGAAGACGACGTGTCCATCAATAATTTTCCCGCTCAGCTTGTCGCAGCGATCCAGCAGGGCTACCTTGCACGCGAGTTTCAGACCGGCCTCCAGTCGAAGCTCGGCTTCCGTGGTGTGGCCGATCGTGAAGTGTTCCCGAATGCGATCGGTGAAACGCTGACCAAGACGCGCAAGAGCCTCAAGACGCCGGTCACCACGCCGCTCAATCCGACCGCGAATACCAATTTCGATAACGGTCTGACGTCGAGTGACTGGGGCGTCGAGCAGTATACGCTCTCAATCAACATGTATGGCGACACGATCGACCTGAACATGGTGACGAGCGGCGTGGGCATTGCCTCGCAGTTCCTGGCCAATGCGCACACCAACGGCATCCAGGCCATGCAGTCGCTGGATCGGCTGGCACGCAACACGCTGTTCGGCGGTGCTCTGAACGGTGTTGGCGGCTATCTCGGCGGCAATACGCGCGTTGTCACGACGCTCGGGTCTGCAGGCACGTCCGTCGCTGTCGACGACATTCGCGGCTTCCAGCGCATGCTGATCGAGGGGCAGGTTGTTGCGGTAGGCTCGGCCGCTGCTCTGACCGTGACGATCGGTTCGGGCGTCTACAGCCTTGTCGGCGCAACCGCTGACGCAACGAACGTTTCGACGGCGCCGGACGGCGTGTCGGGATCTCTGACGCTGAGCGCGAACGTCTCGGTGTCCGATGGCACGGCCGGCAATGCGGTCGTGGCGGCAACGGCCCCGTACGTGATCCGTCCGAACAATCGGCTGACGACGGCGGCCCTTGCAGCCGGTGACACGCTCGGTATCCAGAACGTTCTCGCCGGCGTGGCCGCGCTCCGGCGCAACAACGTGCCGATGATCAACGGCGCCTATCACTGCTACCTCGACGATCTGCAGCTGCTCGGCCTGTTCCGAGATGCGGACTTCAAATACCTCTACCGCGGTGCCTATGGATCCGAGGAGTATCGGAACGGCGAGGTCATCGAGCTTCTCGGCGTCCGCTTCATTCCGACCACCGAAGCGCCGCAGCAGGCGGCGATCAGCGCTGCGGCGGGCCCGATCCATCGCGCGCTTGTCGTCGGCCAGGGCGCTCTTGTCGAAGGCGACTTTGCCGGGACCGGTCATTCGGACATTCCCGACGCGGACCGCGCCCTGATCGAGAAGATCGACGATGTGGCCATGGTCACGCGCGAGCCGCTCGACCGCCTGCGGCAGATCATCGCGCAGTCCTGGTACTGGATCGGCGGGTTTGCGCTCCCGACGGACTCGACCGCGAACACCTCCATCATCCCGACCGCGACCAACAGCTATCTGAAGCGCGGTGTGGTGATCGAAAGCCTGGGCACCGACGGGGTGGCTGCAGCCTGATGCCTCGCGGGCACTATGACCGCACGGCGGCGCGCGCCAAACGCGCGTCGTTGGCTCCTGTCGAGGCACCGCCGTCTCCGCTCGACCTCGGTGAGGCGCCTGAAGATGCGTGCGAGCCTCGACAGAATGGCCCCATGCGCGTTGTCCAGGCGCACGGCTACCGCGAGGCGCGGTTCAATCGCGGCGTCTTCCACTGGGCCGCAGGCGAAATCATCACCAACCCCGATGAGATCGCGCATCTGATCGAGCGCGGGGCAAAACTGGAACCGGTTGCATGTCCGGAAGCACCGCACTCAGCACCAACGCCCTGACGGACGCCGAAAAGACCGATATCCGCCGTTTCATGGGGTATCCGGCGATCGGCTCAGTCGCGACTGGCCAGTCGTCGTGGCGCTTCTTCACGGCCTACGGCCAGAACGAGTGGCGCATGAACAATCTTGCGCCTGCCGAACTGCAGCAGGTGCGCCTGTATCTCGCCCAGCTCTACCCACTCGAAACCGGCGTGATCGGTGCTGCAGACAATCTCGATACGGATCAGGCGGCCGTCTGGAAACGGAACCGGTCCGAAGTCACTGACCGCATGGGTCTCTACGATATGTGGCGCCGCCGCCTGTGCGGGTTCCTGGGCATCCCGCCCGGCCCGGACCTGTGCACCGGCTCTCAGATCGTCATCTGAAAGGAAGCATCATGACCGACGTCGAAAGCCTTCGGGACGACGAACCGCGCCTGAACGCCATGGGCGTGCCGTTCCCGCGCACGGCCTGGGCACTGGTCCGAAATGGTGTCATCGCGAAGATCGTCCATACCTACGACCACGAGCATCATCCCTTCGGAGACATCGCCCAGGGCGAGGCGGAGCCCGAGCATGGCCCGGTCGCGTTGACGGGCGAGCATGTGTTGCGCGTGGACAGCTCGATCGCGGCTGTCGGCGATCTGGTCGACGCCAAGGGCAACACCACACCGGCCGAGGGCCGCGCGCGCCCGCTTATTCCCGGTGAAGCTGCCTATCGCGGGCCGACGAGCGCTCAGATCCAGCCGGCGGAGCACGAGGGCGGCGGCGCACCGGAAGCTGCCGACCCCGAGAGGCAGGATCCGGATCTACCGGCCGGGGAGTGAATCATGCCGCGCAAGCCCACAACTCTCGCGGCTTATGTGAGGTCCCAGCAGGACCGCCGCGAGGACCGCCAGAACGCCGCACTCGTCGGCATGCCGGTGAAGCAGTTCAAGCGCACCCGCGAGGCCAAGACGATCGACCGGGCTGTCGTGGCGCTCGACAACAAGATAGCGCGCTCGCGCAGGACGTAACGTGGTTAATCAGGCGCTCATCCAGAAGAAGGTCGCGGCCGGATACGCAAAGGCCGCGCTTCGGCTGGGGGCAATGGTGTCTCAATACCGTCCCGCGTCGCTGACGGAGCCGCTGGCAGCCGCGATCGCGACGCCGATGGCCGATTTCTCGAACAATCCGGCCTTCGCGTTCCGATCGCCGCCGCTCTGGGACAAGCCTGTCACATGGGCCCTGGTCGATACGACGGACGTTCTGGCCGGCGACATTTTCGTGGCGCCGATCGGCACGTATTTCGTGGCGCGCGTCGAGCCCTATCGGCCGCCGGTCTGCATGCTGACGAACCGGACGGTCACGCTGTCTGGCGATGCGGGCGCGGGCTCCACGATCGGAGCGGGCGCCACGTGCTCAATGGCAGGGTACGACAACGCCGAATACGGCCCCTCGCCTGTCTTCGGCGGCACGGCTCTCGCATCGGGCTGGCCCGCCTTCATCACGCTGAAGAACAAGGGTCAGGTGCCTGAAACCGGCATTCCGGGCGACCTGCGCGCCGGTGAATTCGAGATGTTCCTGCCGGTCATGCCGGACTTCGTGCCGGCTGTAGCCATGACGGCGGTCACCGATCTCGGAACGCCTTATCGGCTCACGGCCGTTGAGCCCTCGCCTTATGGAACGCGCTGTCAGATGGAGGTCGTGCAGATCTGATGGCTGACATCGGCAGTACGGCTTCGGCGCTCGCGATGACGGCCGCATCCGTGATCTATCCCGACGGTCTTTCGCCGGTCACCGGATCCGTCACCGGGACGCAGACGATCGTGCGCCGCGGATGGCCGACACAGCCGGATTTCTCCGGTGCCTGCGGAATGGCCAAGGGCATCGATCTGGTGAGCGTCATGCCGATCGGCGGCGCGTTTCGCCCTCTGTCCGAGCCGCTTGGCTGGCCTTGGGAGACGATCTCGCAGACTGCGGCAACAGTGACGCTCGCAGCGGATGGCGACACGCTGACGGTGGTGATCACAAGCAGCGCGATACCGTCCGGAGTTGTGGGCGCGACGCTCACTGCCATGCCCGGCAGCGTCGTGCAGCCGAACGTCGCCATTTCCTACGTCGTCCAGAGCACTGACACAGCGGACACGATCGCGGCGGCGCTCGCCGGCCAGATCCCCGGGGCCTATTCGTCGGGCGCGAGCGTCACGTTCCCGGGCGTGTCTTCCATCGCGCCTGTCACTGGCGGGACTGCAACGGCACGTCGTGTGGTGCGTCGGCAGCGGCAGATGTTCTCTGTCTCCGTCTGGTCGATTTCCTGGCAGCGCCGGGACGCACTGGGGCTTGCCCTGGACGCCGGCCTCGCTGGCACGAACTGGATCGCCAATATGGACGGCACGGCATCCCAGATCGTCGGCGCTGGCGCGATCGAAGTGGATGGTGGCCAGAACCAGGGCATCTACCGGCGCGACCTTCGATACTGGCTCGAGTTCGATACCGTGCAGACCATGACCGCGCCGCAGATGATGTTTGGCATCGGCATGTCCCGCGTGGTCGCGGAGGCCGGCGTCGTGCTGCAGCCTTTCGGACAGACGGCGCCGATCGCCGGCATCGCGACCGATTCCAATGGCGACATTCTGATCGATGCAGGCGGCAACCTGATCGGCCAGGTGCAGCAGCCCTATGCGGGGCTGTTCGTGAATTCAGGCGGCTACGTTCTTCAGGACGGCAGCGGCAATCTGGCCGGCGATCCGGCCTAAATTCCAGGAGAAAACGATGAGCGGCACATCGGCTACGAGCGCGGGCTCGTCGGCCAGCGAACCTGTGTCCGGCGGCGGCACCATCTCGTCGGGCGGGACTGCGGCGAGTGGCACGGTCGTCAGCAGCGGAGGCGCTGCAACGTCCGGCACGGGCGCGGCGCCATCCTTCGAATACGTCGTGCGGTCGCCCTTCGCTTCCTACAAGCCCGGCGACGTCATCAAGGACGCCGCAACAATCGAGGCGCTGAGCAAGACCGGACAGCTCGGCCACAACTGCGTGCGCGTTCTGTCGGCCGCCGCTCGAAAGGATGCCCCGTAATGGCGACCATCTATCAGTCCGGCGCCCTGAACACGACGGCCCTGGTCGTGCCGGGCATGTATGTCCAGATCGTTGCGCCCAGTACGCTCAACATCAACGGCGTGTCCACGAGCCGGATCGGCTTTGTCGGCACGGCAGGATGGGGCCCGGTCAACAAGCCCGTCGTGATCGGCGGCATGAACGACTACTTGAGCGCCTATGGACCGAAGCAGGCACTCACGTCCGACCTGGGGCTGGCGGTCAACGTCGCCTACCTCCAGGGCGCTGCGGACTTCCGTTGCGTGCGTGTCACGGACGGGACTGACACCGCGGCGACGCTGACAGCGAACGGCATCACGTTCACCGGGATCTATACCGGCACGCAGGGTAACGCGATTTCGGTGCAGTTCGCGCCAGCAGCAAGCGGTGCCGGTGGCACGCTGACGGTCGGCCACGCGCTGCTCGGCACGAAGGCCTATACCGGCGTCAGCTGGGCCGCAATCCAGGCGGCCGTGGCCGCAGACGCTGCGGCGCTGATCGTCATGTCCATTGGCTCGAGCCCGACCTATGCCGCGATTGCGGCGACGTCGCTGGCCGGCGGCACGGACGGCGGCACGCCTTCCACCACAGCTTTCCTCGGCTCTGCCGGGTCCAGCACCGGATCCGGCACAGGCATGTATGCCCTCGCCAGCCAGAGCTGCGCGTTCGGCGTGCTGTGCGGCCTGACGGACTCCACCTCGTGGAGCACGCAGGCGGCATTTGGACTGTCGAACGGCATCTACATGGTCACGTCCGGACCGTCCGGCGACACGATCAGCAACGGGACCACGACCTTCGCGTCGTCCGGGGCCACGTCCTATGCGCTGAAGTGCATGTTCGGAGACTGGCTGTGGTGGAACGACGACACGAACGGCCTGATGCTCATTCCGCCGTCTCTGCATGCGGTGGGTGTCATGGCGGGGCTCGGGCCGCAGCAGTCGAGCCTGAACAAGCAGCTCTACGGCGTTGTGGGCAGTCAGAAGTCCGGCCTCGCCTCAACAGGCGCGTCCCTGACCTACTCGAGCGCCGAACTCGAGGCGCTGATTGACGGCGATCTCGACGTCATCTGCTACCCGGCCCCTGGCGGCAGCTACTGGGCGTGCCGCGCCGGCATCAACACGAGCGGGACGGCCGTCGAGTCCGACGACAGCTACACGCGCCTGACCAACTATTTTGCGGAATCCTTCGCGACGAGCCTGGGCACGTATATCGGCGCCACGATCAACGCGACGCTGTTCAGCGACGTGCGATCGACGTTCCTCGCATTCCTGTCGTCCTGCCTCTCGCAGGGAATTCTCGGCACGACGGACGGCAGCACGCCTTACGCCGTGGTCTGCGACGTCTCGAACAACCCTGTCTCGCGTACGTCGCTCGGCTACCTGCAGGTCGATGTCCAGATCCAGTACCAGGGCATCGTCAAGAAGTTCATCGTCAATCTTCAGGGCGGATCGTCGGTCACCGTGACGACCTCCGCCAGCTCGTAAGGGGGCGTCGTTATGGCTCAGGCTGCCTATTCGATCGGCCGAAATTGCCGGATCACTTTCCTCTGGGGCGGCAGTCGTGTCGATCTCCGCGATGTGACGGGATTTCAGGCACGGCAGATGACGCAGACGCTCCGCGCTGCGCCGCTCAACAGTCTGCCGGTCCAGTTTAGGATCCCTGATGGCTGGGAGGGACGTTTCCAGATCGTGCGCGCTAACGCCAATCTGGACACGCTCGTTGCGTCAATCGAAAGCGGCTTCTGGTCTTCCGGCATTATCCAGCAGGGCACGCTGTACCAATACATCGATGAACCGGACGGGAGCACAACGACCTGGGAATATAGCCAGGTCGCGTTTTCGCTGAGCAGCGACGAGTGGCGTCAGGAAAACATCATCAACCAGTCGGCTGAATTCTATGCATCCCAGAGGACAAAAATTTCATGAGTAATATTCCTGATTCGATCACACTGGACGACGGGCGCAAGTTGACACTGCGCGAACTTGATCCAGGCGACCAGCTCGACCTGATCGAGGCCGCAGGCTCAGCGATGAACAGCGAGGCTGCTGGCGCGTGGATGGGTTATGCGCAGATGATCGCGAGTGTCACCGCGATCGACGACGTGCCCGAGCAGATGCCGATCACGAAAGAAGAGATCAAGAAGCTTGCCCGGAAGCTGGGCAATGCCGGCGTTCTGGCCGTGCAACGCACGCTTTACCCTGAAAAGCAGAAAGAGCCTGGCGTCGCTGACGGGTCACTCAGCGAAGAGGCAGCCACCGCAAAAAACTGAGCAGGCATCCCGTGTTTCAGGAGATGCTATTCCTCGCTGAGCACGGGGTGCCATGGGATCTGTCCAAAACGTGGTCGCGAGCCCGGAGAATGGCCGCATGTGTAGCCATATCCGAGCGCAAAGGCGCTGTGTTTTCATGGGAAACGATGACCTATCTTCAGAAGGCCGGTGAATGATGCGCCAGTTTCGAAGCCCGGACGCGTTTGCTGCCTTTCTCCGGGATCGGGTGATCGGGACACTTCCGGGCGCGGTGCACCGCGGTGTCGCCGATGGCGCTGATCTCATCAAGACTGAGACAAAGGTCCAGATCGGGCATTATCTTGAAGGGCCAGAAGCAGGACTGCCGACCGCGCCGCTTGCCGATCGCACCATCAATGAGCGGATCCGAATGGGTTATACGCCAGACGACCCGGGGCTTCGATCGGGAGACATGCGCGAGAGCTACGGAACGCGCGTCAGTGAGTCCGCGCTGCGCGTGGATGCATCCATCGGGTCAGATGACCTGCATGCGGTTTATTTCGAGTTGGGCCGCACGATATACACGGACAAGGGCGTTAATTATCAGCCGCCCCGTCCGGAGCTTTCCGTTGCTGCAATTCGCAATGAGGACAGAGTCGTCGATGGCGTTTCGCGTGCGATCGTCAGGGCCCTGGAAGGCCGACCTTTGCCCAACCGCCCGGTCACAGACGAATCAGAGAATTCGGATCTGTGAGTCGGATATCAGAAGCACTTCCAGTCGCCGGGCCATGTCTCGTGCTTGAGGAGTGAAGCCCTTCGGGGCGATGACGCAGGCGCCAGCCGTGCGGTGATAGCCCCGCCCGGCGTGCGCCTCCTGCACGGCCCTGCTCCCTGTTGGCTTGGAATATCCCTTGCATTGGATCGACATCGTTCGGCCATTGCGTGACGCGATGAGATCGCAGCCCGCGTCGCCGGAGCCTCCGACATGACGCACCGCCCATCCTGCGGCGCGGAAACTTTTTGCGCAGTGATGTTCGTACGAAGTGCCGATCTGCGCCGTCGTGGCATCCGCGCCAAGCTGTCCCCATGGCTGTGCGCCGAGCGGCGTCGCCGGAAAGGACGATTCCCACTGAGGCCATGAAAGGCTAGCACGCCTGGCCCGGAAAGCTGCAAAGCTCCAGCGCGCAAGGTCGAACAGGACCAGCCCTGCCCACCAGAACAGCAATCCGCAAATCCAAATTGTCCAGCATGCGGCAATGAACAGACCCATAATCAGGGCCGCTTCGCCACCGCCGCGTCTTGCGCGCCCGTATCGGCGCCTCATTGAATAGTCCGGATTGCCATGTCAGTCGAAGCATACCAGATCGCCGTCTCGTTTGTCGCGGATGCGACGCGCGTCAACCGCATGGTGGATGAAATCATCGCGGGGATGGCCCGGATCACGGCGGCGCAGCGCGAGGCTCAGGTGGGCTTTACGCAGATGGCTTCGGCGCTCGGCGGGTCTCGCCGGCTTGCATCCGGCATGGCTAACGATCTCGAACGCGCGGCTCGCGCAGCCCGAGATATCGCGTCGGCGAGCAGCCGATTCCGTGGCTTCGCGGGCAGCGGAGGAACCTCGGCATCAGGAAATGGCGCCTCTTCTGCACGGAACGCGCAGGCCGATAGTGCTTCCTCAGGATCCGGCGGTGCGGCTCCACTCGCTTCGCAGCGCCTTTTGCCTCCTCCACCGCTCCGTCTCAGTTATGATCCAAACGCCTTCCGCACCACTGCGACGGCGGGCATTCCCAGCAACAGCATTTTAGGAGGTGACGGCATAATCGTGGGCGCGCCTTACGGGCCGGCGCCGCTGACACCGCAAACTGTTCGATCTCAGTTGTTGCTGCCACCGCCTTCGCGCGCGCCGAGCACTGCCCTCACCGTTATCCCCGGACAGGGAGACAGCTACGGCAGCGGGCCCAACTTCCGGGGGTCAAGTTATACGCCGAATTTTGTGTTCGGAACTGCTGCGACCGCAAATGGCCCGCAGTACGGACCTGCAGTGCCTCCAGGCTTCATTCGAGCGCAGCAGAACCGTCAGACGGCGCAGGCAGTCGCGTCCGGTCTTGGCCGCGTTGCGCCTTACGTGCCTCGTATCGGTCCTTGGGCCGCGTTCGCTGGGATTTACGGAGGGGCTCACGGCATCCACGCCATGTTCCGGCAAGGTGAGCAAGCCGATGACACGCTCGCGCTGATGGCGCACGCGTATGGCCCAAACGGGCGGCTGTTTTCGGACCTCCAACTCAGCCAAGCATCAGATGCGGCGCTGGCGGCGGTCCGCAATACGCCCGGGGCGAGCTACACCGGCACGTTAGAGATGATTGCCCGCGCGTCAGGCATCACTGCGGACGCAGGTGAAGCCCTTCAGCTTGCTCCAACCTTGGCCCGAGCGGGGCAGATTTTTGCACTTCGCGGCGCTGGGCCCAATGCCGTGCAGCAGGTTGAGGCGGCTATTCAGGCAGGCGAAATTTCCGGTCTGAACGGCCCTAATGGCCAACTGGATGTCGGTAAGCTCCAGACCTTTATCAGCCGCCTTTCGCAAACAGCATATGCGATGCAGGGCACGTTCAGTCTGCCTCAATATCTGACTGGTTTGCGACAATTCGGCGTTGGCGCTTCTGGCGCGGACATGAATTTTCTGACTGCGCGTCTGCCATCCATCATGCGCGTAATGCAGGAAAGCCGAGCTGGCACGGCACTTTCGTCGCTCGACCAATTGATGCTGGCACCAGCGCCAAACACGCGCAATCGAGCCTACGCGCAGGAGCAGACACGGCTTGGACTGCGGGACCATGGTGGCAACGTCGTCAACCGAGACGAACTCGTCCGTGATCCCGCGCAATGGTATTATGACACGCTCGTTCCAGCGCTTTCATCGCACGGATACACCGATCGGAATTCCGTCATCCAAGAGATGAATCGGATATTCTCCCGATCGACGGTACAGCGCCTGGGCGCATCCTTGAGCGCTGATACGACTCTCTACAGTCGGGAGTATCAGCGGAATCTGGCGCAGCAGGCGCAGGGCGACGCGCCATTGATGGCGTATCTTCAGAATGCTCCTGGCGCACAGTTCTCGTCATTCACAGAGGCGTGGCGCGCATTCGAGGCCGTCACGTCTCAGGCCATGATGACGCCAGTCGTTAGCTCGGTACAGCTCATCACGAAGGCTCTGACCGAGGTAACGAGCTATGTGCATGAGCATCCAAATGACGTGCGCCAGTTTGGGGATGATGTGCACCTGATCACAGCGGTCATGGTCGGAGCGGCCCGTCTGATCGGAACTGCATACTCGCTGTTACCTGCTCCGCTACGGAGTGCGGCTCTCGGGGCAGCAGCTGGCGCCGTACCGGGGGCGGGTGTTGGATCCGTTGTCCCTGGCGTGGGAACTGCTGCCGGTGCCGGGACAGGCGCAGTCTTGGGCGGCTTGAGCGGCTTGGCGAGCTGGATCAACGATCGGGATGATCGCTACATCGCCGAGTTTAAGCGCGCGCTCGCGCAGAAGAACATTCAGGTCACGGTTCGGGACGATCGCCCGAGCCCCACCGCCACCACCGGGCAGTGGGACCCCCTCCAGCACCCGCCGCTGCCGGGGGCGAGTCCGGGGCATTGAGGCCCGAATGGGCCTTCTGAGTGCATCTGGGCTCAGGTAAGTCAAGTTTTCCGCTCGCGGGCGATAGAATTCGTTAAAGATTTGACAATTCTCGATATGTTAGATAGCCCAAAAGAGAAGGGTCCGTGACGAAAAATTCCTCCGACGCTGGAGATTATTCATGAATCTTAATGCGAAAAAATTTGCCGTCGATACTGCAGATTCAATACATCCCGCAAGATTCATGGGTAAAAGTTCATCATCAGCCCAGCGAATTAGATGTGCTGCGTTATGTGTAGTTAAAAACGAAAAAGAAGACATAGTGTATTGGGCTGCGTGGTACTTTGCGCTCGGGTTTGATTCCGTCATAGTTTATGACGATGCGTCAGAAGACGGAACATATGCCTCTCTGCTTTCAATGAAAGGCGATTTCGATATTCGAGTAACGCGCATCGAGTGGAGTGCTACGCGTCACGATGTCCGTCAGGTTCAAGTCTATAATCATGTAAATAAGCTATATCGCGATGAATTTGATTGGATAGCTTTTTTTGATGCCGATGAGTATCTCGATTTGTATGGGAAAAATGTCAAAGATTACGTGACCTTGTTTGATGATTATGATTGTATAGCGTTCAATTGGTGCAATTTTGGTTGTGATGGCTACATTAGGCGCCCATCTGGACCGCCATACGAGAGCTTCGCCAAGCATTCTGACAAAAATTATTTTTTGAACCGACATACGAAGGTTATGGCCCGGCCGAGGTCCATAGCTGATGACGCGATCAACTACGTCCATAGCGCTCCTGTGCCCGATGACCGCATTGCGGACGCTGCTGGTCGCCCCGTGAAATGGGCGCCTGGGCATCCTGGGTTGACGGGCGAGGCACCCGACTGGGAGGGCGCGCGCCTCATCCATTATCGCTACCGTTCCGTAGAACACTTGGTGCGCAGGCAATACTGGGGCAGCGATCTGCGACGTGAGCTGACGCACAACGCGATCGGCGATCTGTTGAGTGCTGAACTCTTGCAGATAGAGAGTGGAATCGACTCGAATTATTCTGCCGCTGTTGATAGCATACTGCGGCAGATGACAGAAAACTATGTTTCCTTTCTCGCTGAACAGATGGACGGGAGCGGAGCTCTGCTTCGTTCTATTTTTGCCCAGTCGGCTTTCGGTCGCAGCCATCGCGATAAGCTTGAGACATTCAGTGAGAGCAAAGATTTTTTCTCCCATCAGCGGGCCATGGGGTGGGCGTCGGATCACACTAGGCCTGAGAGTCTTCTAGACGCCTGTTTCCCGGACCATCAATCGGATTTGATGTTATGCAGCTTCCAAAACGAAGCTGGTGACTACATTGCAGTCCGCGACGGAAGCGTGGTTCTGGATCGCCAACCGGATCAGTTGCTTTTGGGCTTGATTGTCCGCGACGTCCCGTATTGCCTTTTCTTGACGGAAGGGTTGGCTCCCTTCCGCATTGAGCACGACGTGCGGCGTTTCCCAATCAAACCCTACCAAACATTCGTCAACCCCGGGACTGAGGCGACGGTATCCTTCCTAAACCCGAGAACCGCACGCTATCTGTGCGGTAACAGGCTTACCGAAGTCATAACCGCCGATCGGGTAATGCCAAGCGGCTGGGAGTCGTTTCGTCCGGTAGGTCCTCGTTCCTACGGGCCCGATATCGAGCGCATTGGGAGGAAAATTCTGGGATGCCCTACCGTCTTCGACATGAAAAGCGCTAGCGAGCGCGATATTGTTGCTTACGGAGCCGTAATTGGCATGATGTCCGCCGAACAGCGGCGTTTTATCGAGGGCGCGTTTGGTATGACCCCGGAGCTGCTGTAGCACAGCTTTGAGCGTGTCGTGCATCAGCAGCCATAGGAAACATCGGCTGCCAATCCGACCTCCAGTCGCATAACGGTCAAACGGGCGCCCTAAAGCGCCCCCTCCAACGTCTTCGCCTTGCGGGCAGCGAACCGGGTAATCGTCTCCTCTGCATCCAGCTCGCTCCAAAGCTGCATGATGGCGCGGGCAGCGCCGCGCAGCTTGTCGCGCTGTTCTTCAAGCGGTTTGGGGCTGCTGGCGCGAACATCAGGAAACACGTCGATGCACCGCCCGAGCGCCCGCGCGATCTCGCTGCCCGTCATGCGAGGCGCGCCGGGTTCGACCCCGGCCAGACCCGTCATGACACCGGCTCCGGGGTGCGCGCGAAAGGGACGTCACCTCCCGGCGCACTCGCCAGCCATTCCTCCACGCGCGCCACGACGTTTGCTCGCCACTTGAGCTGGCGAACCGGCGTGCCGTCCGTGTGCGCCTTCCCGGTGTCCTGCATCACAGCGTACGGCTCGCCCGCCTTAGTCGGGAGCCACACCTCATCGCGCCCGACCTTCTCCTTGGCCTGGTAGCCCATCGCCCGCAAAGCGCGATTGATCGCCTGGGCGCCGAGCCCGTTGCAGCGCTGGCCGATCGCGGTCGGTGTAAGAAGCTGGTCGGTCTCAATCGCCGTCAAGTGCGTCGTGCCGGAAATCGCCATCAGGTCGATGCCGGTCTCGCGCTTTACCGCCGCATTCGCCGCAAGGATCGCCTGATTGCGATCGAGGCCCGTCGCCTTGTTGAACGACAGCAGCGACCGGAACATGCCGTTGGCATGCTGGATGCCGGTCAGCTCCGTGCGGGGCCGACGCTTCCGGTCCGACTTCGTGACGCCCATGATCTCCAGCACGGTCGTGTCGACGAGCCGGTTCATCTGGAGCGACGCGCGCTGGATGTCCGCACGCAGCGCCGTGATCGCGATCTCCTGCTCGCGTGAGAGGGTGGTGGCGTTCGGCTGGGCGGCGCCGTGCTCCAGATCCATCCAGCGGCGGACGACTTTGAGGCGGCGAGCCGCGTCGTAGCCAAGCACAAGGTTGTAAGTCAGATCCTGCGTCAGATCGATCGACGAGGTATATCCGCGCGCGTCCTTATGACGAACATAACCCATTGAATTTGCCTGATGGATCAGATTTGAGCCATCCTTTTCAAGGGCACCAATCATTCCTTCGATGTCGCGAATGACGTTCTTGTGCTCCTTCCCCGTCAACTCTGCGATCTCACGGGACGACATTGTCAGGCCAACCGCTGCTGAAAGGATGGCGCTGGAAGCAATGGACGTGTTTGTGCTATCTGCGGTCATTGCAGTGGTCTCCTGATTCACTGTTGAGAGGCGTTGGGGGAAGTCGCCAAACCGGACCCTGACGCCTCTTTCGTTTTGGCTTGCAGTTCGCGCGCCATCGCGCAGAACTCGCCGTTCATGCTTCTGTCATTCGAAGCTGCTAAATCTCGCATAAAGCTGAGAAGTTCGCGGTCTATTCGAAGCGTGAGAAATGCTATGTCTTTCATGGCCTTTCCAAAATGAAGTCACTTTGACTTCGTATTATGAAGTCATTATGAAGTCATTATGAAGTCATTATGAAGTCAACTGGAAAGATGCGCCACTTTCCGTTAGCGATACAGCATGTCCGATGATCAACGCGCTACGTTCACATTGAGGGCCTCAAGGGATCTTCTGGATCGCCTCAAGGCGGCCTCTGACGCGCGTTCCCATTCAATGAATGCCGAGATCGTGCAGAGGCTTGAAGAGAGCCTTTATCTGTCAGGTTCTGCTCAGGTGCTTGCAGGCACCGAACTTTCAGATGCTGAACGGGCTTTGGTAGATAGCTGGCGCAAAATAGATGGCGAGGCGCGGCGCAGTCTTGGGCACCTGTTGAACGCTCTGACGCACAAGTCGGCTGAATGATCGTTCATTCAGCGTAAGGCAACACCGGATATCCCTTTACCTTGACCTTTCCCGCCTCGACAGTGTGGGTTGCCGCCGTCGCCCTCCTGTTGTCGCATTCGTGCACGGTCCGTCCGCCCTCAGCCTGCGCCGCAATGTTCGTCGGCCAGACAGCGCCAGTGTCCGGCACCGCGACCCGCATGCTCTGCAATAAAGGCTATGCGGTCGGCGTGGACCGGCACGGCGAGCCGATCTGGAGCGCAGAGCATCTTACCGAGGAAGGGCTTGAGCAGGCCGAGGCGGAGCCCGGGCGCAGCACGTTTGAGCCAGACCACCGACTCTGGCCCGGCTTCCGCTCCGAACTCGACGACTTCCGCCGATCGGGATGGACGCGCGGGCACCTGACGCCGAGCGCTGACATGCCGCATGGGCCCGAGCGAGACGAGACGTACTTGCTATCGAACGTAGTGCCGCAGGATGCCCGGCTCAACTCAGGCAAGTGGGACCGGATCGAGCACGCCGTCCGAGATCTGGCGACCGCGGACGGTGAGATCTTCGTCGTGACCGGTCCGGTGTACGGGACTGCACCGCAGACGATCGGGCCGGACCATGTGCCGGTCCCGGTCGCCGTATGGAAGGCGATCTATGACCCGGCCGATCGCGCTGGCGTGGTCATCGTGTGCGAAAACACTGACGAGGAACGCTGTCACGAAACCGGGCGCCAGGAACTGCAGGCGCTAACCGGGGTTGATCCTTTTCCGGGCGTCGCGATTGGCGCGGTCCGACTTGAGAGCGAAAGGGTTAGTCGAGCCGCCACGGAATAGAGCCACCCAGCATTGCTTGTGATGCAGGTGGTTAGCGCGTTGGTCGGCAAGGCCTTTACGCTATAGGTTGATCGATCGCGACCGTATGGCGTTCGAGCCAAGCGGCACGGTCCGGAGAGAGTTTTTGCAGCAACCAGACGACTGGCATCTTACTGACGCCCTTGCCTACGAACACGGGCGTGGCGACCCCTTCGCCGCGGCGGTCCGCGCGACGCGCATGCCTATGGTGATTACCGACCCGGCTCGCGACGACAACCCAATCGTTTATTGCAATGTCGCGTTCCAGAACCTGACGGGCTACGCGCGTGACGAAATCGTTGGACGAAACTGCCGATTTTTGCAGGGCCCGGACACCGATGTCGCGACCGTTGCGAAGATACGCCAGGCGATCGACGAGGGGCACGACGTCGAGGCCGACATCCTGAACTATCGCAAGGACGGCACCCAATTCTGGAATGCGCTGTATCTTTCCCCCGTCCGGGATAAGGAGGGCGTGATACGGTTTTTCTTCGCGTCCCAGCTTGATGTCACGGATCGCATTGAAGCCCGGAACATCATCAACCATCAGAAAGAACTGGTCGAGCGCGAGGTCGAACGACGTACGGCCGATCTGCGCTCTGCCCTCCAAGCCAAGACCATGTTGCTTCACGAGGTCGATCATCGGGTCAAAAACAATCTCACGATGATTGGATCGCTGCTGCGCCTGCAGGCCCGGAGCATCGACGACACCGCCATCACCGCGAAGCTCGAGAGCATGCTGGAGCGCGTCGACGCGCTCGCGGTGGTGCACCGCCAACTCTACCAGTCCGAAAACGTCACCCAATTTGATATTGGCACGTTCGCGGGCGGTCTTGCGCACGATGTGGTCGGTTCCAGCGGCCGATCTGACATCGACCTGCACGTCAACACGCGCCCGCTTTTTGTCGAAGCGGCTCAGGCATCAGCGTTAGGGTTGGTCATCAACGAAACCCTCACCAACGCCGTCAAACACGCCTTCGCCAGCGGCCGGAGCGGCAGGCTGACGGTTGTAGTCGCCGACGAAGATGAGCGGCCTCTCATCAGGATCTGCGATGATGGGCCAGGGATGCCCTCGGCGAAGCGCACGAAAAGTATCGGGATGTCGCTCGTCACCCGGCTTGCACGACAAGCCGGCGTTGAAGCCACATGGAGCGGAAACTCACCTGGCACCTGCGTCACCATCAGCTTTTCAAAAACGAGGAGCATGTGAATGAGCGACGTCATGGATGTCCTCATCGTCGAGGACGAGATGCTGATCGTCATGGACATGGAGGCGCTGGTTGAAGACAGCGGGAACCAGGTCATCGCTCATGCTGCCAGCGCCGACGACGTGGAAGGACTTCCTGACACCATCAACCCCACGCTCGCTTTCGTTGATATACAGCTCGCCAATGGCAGCAGCGGGCTGGACGCCTGCAAGGTGATTCAGAGACGCTGGCCCGACGCGCTGATCGTCTTCATGACGGCGAACGTCTCACTTGTGCCCAAAGACTTTCTCGGGGCACATGGCGTGATTGCCAAACCTTACTCCCACGCGGGAGTAGCGAACTCTTTGAAATATCTGTCCGAAGGCGTCTTTGACCCGCCACCGACGTCGCCGCGTCCTACCAGCCTCAGAACGTCCCCACATCTGGATGCGCGGTGGGCAGCCGGTGGCTCTTCAACGAATGCCGCGCACGGGGCATAGCCGTGACAGTGGATGATGGCGATCGCTGACACCTGACCTGCGCACGATGTCGCTGCCACACTGGTCGCGGCGATCCGTTAGCAGGCCGGTCTCAAGTGACGCGGAGAGAAGAAGCAATGCGTTATCCGATCATGATCGAATTCGGCACTGACACGACCGCATTTGGTGTGGTGCTTCCCGATCTACCGGGGTGCTTCTCGGCGGGAGACACGCTGGACGAAGCCGTGACCAATGCGACCGAAGCGGCCACGCTCTGGATCGAGGACATGATTGATCGTGGGGAGAGCATACCAGCGCCGTCGCGTCTGGATGCGATCGTTCAAACCCCTGAATGGAGCGGATCCGGATGGATGCCCGGCTTCGTCAACATTGATCCCACGATCTTCGACGAGCGTGCGGAGCGTGTGAACATCACGTTGCCGAGGCGTGTTCTGGCCAGACTTGATGCGCGCGCGAAAGACGCAGGAGAGAGCCGATCTGGGTTTATTGCCCGCCTAGCGCTTTCGGCCTAATACACAGGATCGGCTTTTCGATGATCCAGGTCATTTGGTCTGCGTGGGGTGTCCCGGCTGGCGTTTCGATCAAAGAGGGCGTGTCGGCCTGATCCCCACTCCCCCTCCGCGACAATCCGTCATAATATTGGACGGAATACAGTGGGCCGAGGGCATGCTTGTGCAGGATCAGTTCATTTACTATGAAAATGGCGTCAGCGTTACCACCACGTTGGTGCGGATTGATGAGGCGTCTTATTCTGTCGCCAATATTGGTAGCGTTTTAGTTCGCAAGGCCCACAATATATTGGGAGCGCTCTTCTCTATTATCGCAGGCCTGGCGCTTATCGGAGAAGTTTCCGATGCGTTTCAAAAACCTTCCCCCGTGGATGTGCTTTTGTCTGAGACAATGACGATTTTCGTCACGCTTGCGATATTTCTGATTTGCGGCGCAGCTTCTCTAAAACCCAAATATCATCTCATATTTCGCACATCGAGTTCCGATCAGCGTGCGCTTTCGAGCTACGACGGCAAGATGATATCCGATGTGCAGGCAGCCATTGAGCGTGCCATCACCCAGAGAGGGTAATGCGCAAAAGCAACGGACACATGCTACGTTCCCACCCCATGCGCCCGCTCCTTCTCCTCGCCGCCGTCTTGTGTCTCAGCGCCTGCGCCCAAATGGGCCGCCTGCCCGGCATGACCGACAGCCAGTGCGTGCGTTGGGAGATGGCACATGGGAGCAATATCAGCGGGCGACTGCCGTTTGATGGTGCAGCGAGCCGTTGTGAACAGTTCACTGAAGGCACAGGCTTGACCGAGTCCGGCGCGCGCCAGATTCCGCTCGATCTGCGCGACGATCCCGTCCTGCAAGCGATGGCCGAGGACCCATCAGTGAATGACGCCGGCTACGCGTTTGTTCCGCGCAATTCGACGCTGCCTCCGGCAGGCAAACGCTGGCACATCATGCAGTAGGCTACCGTTTTGCTTGTACCTCGCGAGGGCTCACGATAGATTCTCCGTAGAATCCTTTGCGGAGCAGATCTGTGGCCTTCACTGTTTTTGATATCGAGAACGCGATCGGGGCGATCACACGCGGTCAGGTCTCATCGCCCGTTTCCCTCGACAACTTTACCCTGACCGGGATGGAAGTCCCTTCTGTCCTTCGGGTCGGCGGTCAGCAGCGTCTGATCGTTCACCAGCTTCCCGGCGGCGATCGCCTGATTGACAGCGCCGGCGGCGACCCCAATCGCATCGAGATGGCGGGGACGTTTACGGGGCAGAACGCGCTCGCCCGGGCCCAGACGCTTCAAAAGTTGTATCAGCGCGGCAAGCCAATCCGCTTCATCGCCGCCGCTGTCTCCACGCAGGCCTTCATCTTCGACTATGCCTACGACTACACGGCCAAGGGTGCGGTGATCCCGTATCGGCTGACCCTGGAGATGCAGGCGGCGGCACAGAATGCGCAGGCGGCGACCGGCAAGACGCTGTCGTCACTCGTCGGGACTGATGCGGCGTCGGCGATCACATCGATCTCGGACACAGTGAGCGACGTCAGCCAGACGATCGAGAACTACGCGGGCGCGGCGCAGACGGTCATTGGGCAGGTCACGCCGATCGCGAATATCGTGGGTGTTGGCAGCCCGCTGGCGTCGGTCACGAACGACCTTCAGGTGGTCTCGGGCGCGGCGCAGGCTGGCACGGACTTCTCGACGCTTCCCGCCACAGCCGCCCAGGCTGGCGCAGCGCTGCAGAGCGCTGGCGCCGGGCTTTCGTCGGTTCTGTCCACGACAGGCGCTAACCTGGACAGCATCTCGTTCGATGGATCGGCGGCGAGCCTGAATGCGCTGGCGCAGAACGCACAGATCCAGTCGGCGGCGGCAGACGCGGCGGGCTCCGTGAACCGGGCGGCGCGCAATCTTGCGACGGCCACCGGGTCGGTGCAGGCCGCACCGATCGTGAGCGCCTGACATGGCGTCGGTCACCGTCAGCGCCGCGGACGTGTCGCTCTATCATGTTGCGGCGGCGCAGCTCGGCGATGCCACGCAGTGGTGGCGGATCGCGCAGGCAAACGGCATGACCGATCCCGATCTGGCATGGCTGACGGCCCCTGTGACGCTCCAGATCCCGATGGCAAATGCCACGCTGACGAGCGGGCTGCCGGATGCAACGTCTTGAGCCAGGCGCTTTCCTCCGGCGAGTCGATCACCGTCACGGCGACGCGTGCGCATCGCTGGTGGCGCGTGCCGCGCGCCCGGCTCCTGATCAACGGCGCGGAGCACCCCGAGACGCGCCTGGTGTCGTTTTCGACGGATCGGACGCGTTATGCACGATCCGACACGGCGCAGGTGTCGCTCGCAGTCGACCGGTCCGCGCTGGCGAAGCTGTCGCGGCCTTACTGGTTCGACCCGGCGAGCCCGACCGATGGTTCGGCACTGGCCGATATCGAGGTCGCGATCGAGATGCGCGACGAGGCGGTCTCCGGCGCGCAGTGGGAACAGGTCTTCGCGGGTATCGTGGATGCGGTGAACTGGGGGCCGGACCAGACGACGCTCGATATCGAGTGCCGCGACTATCTGGCGAAGCTGCTGGACCTGCGGGTGCAGGATTCCTGGATGAACAAGACGGGTGTCGAGCTGATCACGACGATGATCGAAGCCGCCGGGCTCACGGCAGACGTGTCGTTTCCGGCCGGGATGACGGGCCAGTTCTGGCAGATCGAGCACAAGCGCACGTCAGGATCGTCGCACCATCGCTTCCAGACGGCCTATGATCTGGCACGGCACATCGCCGACATCGCGGGCTGCGATCTCTATGCAGACGGCAGGACGATCATCTGCGCGCCGTATCCGGTGCCGGGCAGCGCAAGCGCGCCGACGACGCATCACATCCACTACAGCGATCCGGGGCCGCTGACCTCGGCATCCGGCGGACCGATCACGGTGGGCGGGACCGGCCTGCGGCTGCGCCGGAATTTCCAGGTCGCGAAAGGCGTCGTCGTGCATGCCGTGTCCTGGGACAGCCGGCAGCGGATCAAGGCGCAGTGCTTCTTCTCGGCTCTCGGAAAATCCCCGACGGCTGCCGACAGCAATGGCACGCTCTATACGCTGCGCCTGCCGCCGAACATGCCGCAGGCCGACGTCGAGGCCCGCGCGCAGGACTATTACCAGAAGATCGTGGCGCACGACCGGACCGTCACGATCGAGATTCCCGGACGGATCGGGCTCGCGCCACGGCATTTCGGGGTGATCGCCGGGACGAACTCGACGTTCGACGTGTCGGACAGCGCGCCATACACGATCGATGCGGTACAGACGCAGTATTCGCTCGACCAGATGTTCACGCAGAACATGACCATGCGCAGCCGCGAGGCATCAGACGGGTCGAACACGGACGGAGGCGACGATGACTGACATGCGCGCGCTGGTCAGCGCCGGCACCGGCCGGCTCGGCAAGTCCGTGTTCGGCATCATCTCAGCGGTTGACCCGGTGCGCTATGCGGTCAAGGCGCTGGTGCAACCCGACAATGTCGAGACGGGGTGGATGCAGTTCGGTGCGGTGCAGGCCGGTGACGTCCGGATCTGTGCACCGCCGTCGATCGGCACGCATGTCGTGCTCGATCCGATGGAGGGCGATCAGGAGAACCTGATGGTCTCCAAAGTGCTGTTCGATGCCGTCGTGACGCCCCCGACGAGCCCCGCGACGGGCGCGCCCGCGCAGCCCGGCGAGTTGCTGATCATGGCGGGATGCGGCGCGCCACCTGGAAGCCCGACCGGAACGGCGGCGGGATCGGCCGCTGCCAACGCGCCCTGGTGGCACCTGACGGCTGCAGCGCTCTACAGCGGGGCCGGCGACGCGACACAGACGATGACGAACGGGTCGCAAGTCTGGGCAGTCGGCGGGTGCACGGCGACGCTCAGCGCGTCCGGCTTTACAGTGACGGGCGGCACGATCCGGTCCGACACGGACGTGATCGCCGACACGATCAGCGGCAAGACGCACGAGCACACGAACGGCAACGACGGCGGGAACACGGGAGAGCCAATCGCATGAGTGCGATCACACACACGATGGGGGGCGATCTGTCCCTGAACAGCGCCGGCGGACTGGCAACCGTCAGCGGTGCAGACCAGACGACACAGGGCGTGCTGCACCGGCTCTGCACGAATGAGGGCGATTACATCTGGGAGCTGACCTATGGAGCGGGGCTGCCAGCACAGATCGGCCAGCCTGCAAACCTCGCCAACATCCAGGCGATCGTGTCGCAGCAGATGGCGCTGGAGGCATCGGTCGACCAGACGCAACCGGTCACGGTCGCACTGTCGCAAGTCGCCAACGGGACCTACAAGGCAGTGATCACCTACACCGATCTTGCGACACAGACAGCGCGGGCGGTTTCGTTGAGCCGCTAAAGTGCTTGTACCGCACTGCACCGCATGTTAGCTTGCGACATCATCCCAAAATACCGCTTGCCGCGCGCGTGATCTGACGCGCCAGGAACGTCATGTCCCTTTCGCTCAGGTCGTTTTCCACCGTCGTTTCGACGGCGGTTGCGGCTGCGCAGGGGGCGTGCACGACACTGCTCGATATGACCGTCGGCACGCCAGGCCGCGCGCTGATGGAAGCAGTCGGTGGCGTGACGCTCTGGCTCCAATACATCGCGATCCAGATACTGCTGACGACGCGTCTTGCAACATCGCAAGGGTCGGACTGCGACAGTTTCGTCGCGGATTTCGGCATGACCCGGCTTGCGGGCGTTGCCGCGACCGGCAGCGTCACGATGACGTCGTTCACGCCGGCAAGTGCTTCAGCGACCATCGTGCCGGGCGCGGTGGTCCGGACGGTCGGCGCGATCAACTTTCTCGTCGTCAAGGATTCTGCGCTTCCGACTTGGAGCACGACCGCCTCGGGCTATGTCCGGCCGGCCGGCACGGCGTCGATCACAGTGCCGGTGCAGGCCGAGACGGCGGGATCGTCCGGCAACGTGGCCGAGGGCGCGATCTGCCTGCTTGGCTCGTCGATCTCCGGTATCGACACGGTCACCAACGGCGCGGCCTTTGTGAATGGCGCCGATGGCGAGACGGATACCGCACTGCGCGCGCGGTTCCCGCTCTGGCTCGCCGCGAAGGCCACCGCCAGCGTTGCGGCGATCGAGAATGCGATCGAGGGCGTGCAGACGAACCTCACCTATTCGATCCAGGACGGAGCAGCGCCGGACGGCGCGGTCCGGGCCGGCTACTTCACGGCGACGGTCAATGACGGCTCCGGCGCACCTTCCGACACGGTGTTGTCGAGCGTCTATGCGGCGATCGATGCCGTGCGGGCGTGCGGTGTCGGCTTTGCTGTCGTCGATCCGACCGACCTGACGCTGACCATCTCCATGACGGTGACGGTTCCGTCCGGGTCGAGCGCTGCCGCAGTGCAGACGGCCATCGAAACAGCCATTGCCGCGGATATCGGGGCCCAGGCCGTCAGCGCGGGCTATGCCTACGCCCGGCTTGCGTATCTGGCCTATTCGTCGGCCGGCGTGACCGTGCTGTCCGTCAACGACGTGCTGCTGAATGGCGGTCAGGCCGACATTCCATCTACGACAGGTCAGGCGCTGGTTGCAGGCACGATCTCGGTGAGCGTTCTGGTGACGACCTGATGGCGACCGGCGATCAATCGGACTTCGTGCGCCGGCTGCGCAGTCTCCTGCCCAACGGCTGGTTCCCCTCACCTCCTGCGAGCGGCGAACCCGAGCAGGCACCGGTCCTCGTCGGGATCCTGACCGGATTGGCTTCAGGCCTTGCCTGGATCTGGACGCTTCTCGTCGAGGCGCAGGCGCAGACACGACTGACGACCTCAGCGGGCACCTTCATTGAGGCGTTTGCGAATGACGTCTTCGGCACGGGCGCTTTTCCGCGCGAGAGCGGCGAGACCGATGCGGCTTATATCGCGCGCATCCAGGCGTCGCTGATCGCGAAGAAGAACACACGGGCCGCGATCAGTGCAGCGGTCGAGGCGGTCACGGGGGCTGCGCCCACGATCATCGAGACGATGAACGCGGCCGACTGCCATGGTTACGGGTGCTTGGCCACGCCGGCCGTCGGCGGCGGCTACGGGACAGCCACGGCCGGTCTGCGCACCGGCACGCTGATCGGCGGCCAGTTCTTCCTGATCGCATCCAATCCGAATGCACTGACCCTGAGCACGATCTACGCCGCAGTCGCATCTGCAAAGGCAGAGGGCGTGATCGGCTGGATACAGGCCGACGCGCCTTCCGAGCTCGGAACATTCGTGGTTGGCGCCAACACCGTCTGAACAGACACCTCGCAGGATCAGCATGGACCGACGCATCATCTATCCGGGCAGCATCCCGCTCGACGCGGACCAGCTTCTGCAAGGCCAATGGACCAAGGAAGCGCTCGGTCGTGTGTTGGACACGGTGTACGGCGAGCAGGTATCGAGTGCGATCGGGTTCGCGATCACGCTGTCAGGGTCAGCGCTTTCCTTCGGTGTCGGCATCGGCGTCGTGAACGCGTGGGGCGTCGTCGACTATACGGCGGTCGGCGGCCAAGGCGGCGGTGTTGCCGCCAGTTCGGTGCCGGTGACGAACCAGTATATCAACGACACACCACAGACAGTCTCCGGCCTGTCGTCCGGAACGACCTATACGATCTACGCGGTGTGTCAGGAGACCGACACCGACGAGACCGTTCTGCCGTTCTACAACGCGACGACCCCGTCGCAGACCCAGGCAGGCCCGAACAACACCGGCTCGAACCTTCCGACGCGGCGCAATGCCAACGTGACGATCGTGGCGGCGACCGCAGCACCGTCTGCTCCGGCGACTGGCGTCGTTGTTCCGCTCTACACGCTCGTCATTCCATCCGGGGCGACGGCGGCGAGCGCGGGGACGCTCACATCACTTCAGCCGTTCTATATGACGATTCCGGAACTGCAGGCGGCCGTGAAAACGCTGCTGGCTGAGACGACCAACTATCTGCCGGCAGGATCGCCACAAGGTGCCAGTCAGCAGACCTATTTCCAGCCGACGCCGTCTTCCACAACCGGTTGGACCAATCAGCTCACTTATACGCTGATCGTTCCACATGACGGCTACATCCATGCCATCACGCACGCCAACTGCTCGAACACGCAGCCGTCGTCCTGTCAGCTGACGCTGCAGATCAACGGCAGCAGCTACAATACCAGCACGGCGAACAATCCCGGCACGGTCGCGTCCGATACGACCGTTTCGACGATGTCCCTGTCGGGCGTGATGCATGTGAAAAAAGGCGATTCGATCGAGATCGTTTCGTATTACGGCGCACCGCAGTCAGCCAATACCTTCGCCGAGGTCGGGCAGACGCTCTCCTACATGTATCACCCGTCTCTGAATAACTGAGGCCCCCATGAAAAAGCATCTCCCGTGCGCTGCGGCTTTCGCCGCGGCGGCGACCGCGCGCGCGCAGATGGCGGCGGCCGTCTGATGCTCGACCTCTTCCCCGAATGGCGCCATCGGATCGCGCGTGCGGCCGAGACATCGAGCGGCTTCACGCCGACACCGCTTGCCACGCTCGCCGAGCAGGTGGCGCCTCTTCTCAACGGGACCCCGTATATCAACGGCGCCGTGACAACGGCCACGGGTGCCGCAGCCGCCGCAGAGGCAAGCAACCAGTCCGCCGCAGGCCAGGCAGTCGCCGCAGGCCAGTCGGCCGGCCAGTCCGGCGTGAGCGCGGTCGCGGCCAAGACCGCCCAGACCGGCGCGGAGACGGCGCGGGACAGCGCCCAGAACATCGGCACGGCGGCGGCGAACATCATCGCGCAGGCGGCCTTCCGGATCTCGCAGGGCATGGGCGGGAACCTGCCGTTCGCGTGGCAGGGGTTCTGGAACGCCGCGACGAACACACCGGCGCTGACGAGCGGAGCGGGCACGAAGGGGTTTGCCTACGTCGTCACCAATGCCGGCACGACGGACCTCGACGGCAATGCCGCGTGGGAGCCGTTCGACATCGCCTACTTCAACGGCACGGAATGGCTGCGGGGTGCAGGTGCCGGCCTCCCGGTTGCGGCGCCGAAGTTCGTGGCGACGGTCGCGGCCCAGGTGGCCGGAATGCTGCTCGGCACGGCCTCGGGCGGCAACGCGTTCGAGATTGCCGACGCGCAGGGCTACCAGCTGACGACGATCGACACGCAAGGAAATCTTTCGACCGCCGGCGACACGATCCAGGCCGGGAGCATGAGGTTCGACGCCGACGCACCGGGGATGCTCCAGATCCGGGATACGAACGGATTCGTCGGCTGGGAGATCGACGCCACGGGCGCGGTGCAGTCTCCGGACGGGGCGGTGAACCCGTCGCTTGGGCCGATCGCATTCGAGATCGTCGAGGATGGCCTGACCGGCGTCCTCGTGATGGACCGCACCGGCTATGTCGCCTTCGACACCACCGGGCTGTTCGGCGCGGCTCTGGCGAACACGCCTTCCGGTTTCACGGCGGCCGAGATCGCCCGTCACGACGCGGCGAACCTTGCCCGATCCGCGCTGCTGTCCGCGCGGCGGGCCAGCGCGAATTACGCCGCGCCGGTCTGGGGCTATTCGTATTGCGACAGCGCCGGCCAGTCCGAACTGATGGGATGGTTTTCGGTCCCGCCGCGCACCGTCAACACGTCCGCAAGCCTCGGCGCGCTGATGATGGGCTCCATGGTTTACGGGGCGGAGTCGGGCACCAACGTCTCGACGGATTTTGTCCCGGGCGGTGGCTCGTCGGCGCTGCAACCGATCGTCGGCACGTCCTACAATATCACGACCGACGAGCAGATCACGCGGCCCGGCAATCAGCTGTGCGCCTACGCGCCGTCGAACGTGACGATCGTCGTCGATTCCAGCAACGCGCAACAGTGCACGCTCACCACGACCGACACCACGACCGATTTCACCAAGGGCACTTGGTCGGCCACGTCCGGGCAGTCGGGGACGTGTCCCGGATTGCAGGTGGGCGACACGATCCAGATGGACGGGTTCACCGGCGACGCGGCGTCGAACAATCTCCAGGCGCTCATCTACGGGCTGACGCAGGCCTATACGGTCAACTCGGTGTCGGCGCAGTCGCTGACGCTCACTGTCGCGAGCTACGGCAACGGCGGCTCGCAGAACCCGGTGGCCGTGTCGGGCGTGTCGGGCGTGTCGATCCAGATCCTGTGGGCGGGCGGCTACTATCTGGGCGAGGCGCAATGCGTGCAGGCGTCCGTGTCGTTCCGCCGGTTCCAGTTGCAGGCGCGCGGGCTGCTGACCGATCCGAGCCGCCAGCTCGTGACCTACTGCTCCGCTATCGGCGGCCAGTCGATCGCCGCCCTGTCGAAAGGGGCCAACCCGAACATCTACAACCGCGGCATCAGCGCGTTCCAGACGCTGGCCGGGATCGCGCAGGCCGCGAACGTGTCGTTCGGGTGCTACCTGATCGAATGGTTGCAGGGCGGCAATGACGGCAGCACGTCCTATGCGACGTATCTGGCGGCGCTTGAGGCGTATCACACCACCAAGGCTGCCGATTACATGGCGATCAGCGGGCAGACGACCCCGCCGCGCATGGAAATCGCGGTTCTGTCGCAGTTCAACGGAACCACGTTCGACAACATGGGCGTGCATCGCGCGCAGGTCGATTACTGCGAGGCCAACCCGGATCGCGCCTATTGCATCGGAGCGGTCTATCCGGCGTTCGACTATTACGCGCACGTTGCGAGTAACGGCGAGGCGTGGTTCGGTGCCATGCGCGCCAAGATGCGCGACGAGCTGTTCAACGGCGGCCGCATCCCGTTCTGCGTCCGCATGACGGCGGCCACCTCGCTCGGGCGCGAGATCCTGGTGGACTTCCAGGCCCCCGTCCCGCCGCTGACGATCAAGGCTGCGGGCGTCGGACAGGAGAGCCTCACGCTCCCCAATTACGGCCTCGTCGTCGTGGACGGGTCCGGCAATACCGTGCCGATCGCATCCACCGCGCTCGTGGGCGAACTGACGATCCTCATCACCCTGACGGCACCCCCGCCTGCGGGTGCCTGGGTCTATTGCGCCCCGGCCGGCGGATACGGCGCGGACGGGTCGAGCAACATCTTCGACAGCGACCCGACCGTGGCGTCGATCCCCTACCAGTGGACGGCAGGCGACGGCACGTCGTTCCCCGAACAGAAGGCGCGGACCAGCGGCAGCACCATGAGCCTCGCCAATCCCGCCGTGCCCTACGCGGTACAGATCACCCCCGGAGCCACAGCATGAGCCTGCGCATCACCACGCCCACCTCGTTCGCGGACAACAATATCGGCTGGAAAGCACCTGTTTCGGCGCAGCCGGCGTTCGCGTCCTTCTTCAACGGCACGCTCGCCAATCTCGCGCCAGGCGGAACGGCGATGACCGCGCTCACGGGCGCGAAACTGCCGCAGCTGAACGCCGGAACACTGGGCTCGGTGCTGCCGAGCGCGACCATTCAGACAGGCACCTACTGCGCCAACCTGAACGTGCCGCAGACGTCGCAGATGACGATCATGGCGCTCATCAATGCCCCCGCGCCGACGCAGCAGGAGCCTCTGGTTGCGACCTACGGGCAGGACGGCGCGCGCACTCTGGCGTGGGCGCCGACGAAGAACCCAGGCACGCAGATGCACGCCTTTGTCGAGACGGCGGCGAGTAACAGTCTGTTCGCGGATCTGAACGACGGCAATTTCGGCAACTGGATGTTGGCGTGCCTGACGCTGGACGTGAGCACAACGACGGGCGTCGTCATCAATGCAGACCTGACGAACGGGCTTTCAACTGACACTTCGCAGGCGATCACCGCGGATACCGGCTCCGGGCCGTCCCTGGTGCTCGGCAATTACGGCCTCACCCCGACCAGCCCCGATACTTATGCGACGCAGATTGCGTTTCTCGGGATCTGGGACAGCGTCCTGGCCTCGGCCGACCAGCAGACCATGCGCGCGTTTCTCCAGAACTACACCGCGCAATACGGCCAGACCTGCTGAGCCGGGTGCTCTGATCCGCTGCCAAGCCGCCCCTCCCTGGGCGGCTTTTTTATTGGAGGCCGCCATGGCCGAGCTGATGCGGTGCCCGGCATGATCCGGCGCGCCCGCAATTTCCTGCGCACGCTGATCCGGCGCGAGCACTGGTGGGCCGAGGCCTGGTCCGGACTAATGCTGGCCTCGTTCGGGGCGGTGTCGCTGATGGCCCGGCCGGAGCACCTGCACGCGCTGCCGTCCACGCGCTCGTTCATGCTGCTGATGCCGAACGGGATCTGGCAGGCGGTGATGGCCGCAAGCGGGATCTTCCAGATGGTCACGCTGCTGGCGGACTCGCGCTGGCGACGCTGCGCGGCGGCCTTTCTGGCGGCCTTCTTCTACGCGTGGATCACCGAGAACCAGATCCTGTTTTCATACGGCCTGCACCCGGTGATCCTGCTTTCCGCAGGCTGGATCGGCGTCAACATGTTCGCCGTCAGCCGCGCCATCGGAGGGCTCCGATGACATGCAGATCAACCAGATCTGGCCGGTGCTCCTGCCGTTCCTGACCCAGC